AAGGTTCCTGCTTTAAAATCTTTCGGAATAGAATCCTACGAAGCTGACGAAAGTTCATTATGTGAATTAGAGAAGGGGCTAGATAAAGAATTAATATATATAAATTCTCCTGTTAGTACATATACAGCTTTAAAAAGTGCAGATTATAATTATTCACTTTTTACGATCAAAGAAACAGGTGGAAGTCTTAGCACTTATGAAGCTACTTGTATTTACGCATATCTTGAAAATGCTGCTGCAGCTGGCAAGAAACAGGTACATGGTTCCGTTTTTGGGTGCAGTGCTGTCTACGACCTTGCGTCTGTGCGTTTTGCTGATTGCAACAACTATGCAGATTATAGCAATGGCAGTTACGCTGGGGCTTTTGCTATCCCTGAATTAAAGCTAAGCGAATAATTTAAAAAATAAAGAAAATGAAACAAATATTTGTAGAAAAACAAAAAAAAGTAACCTACACAAAAAGTGGAAAAGCTTTAATATGTGTAAATGAAAAAGAAATAATTGAAAACGAAATCATATCGTATGAATATGACACAGAATGGGTGCAACCTGTGCAAAAAACAGAATTATCTGTAATAGAAGCCTTAAAATCTCTTGTCTGTGAAAGAATAAAGGCATATGATATTAGTGACAATGTGAACAGTTTTAATCTATATGGGAATAAACTATGGATTGATAAAAATACAAGAATGGGCTTGCGTGTAAATATAGCCGATGACATACTTGCAGAAAAGGAAACAAGCACTTTTTGGTTTAACAATAATTCATTTGAAGCACCTTGCGAAGTGGTGCTTCAAATGCTTATTAAATTAGAAAGTTATGCGAAAGAATGCTATGATATTACTCAGCAACATTATTTGAGTGTTAGTCAATTAGATACGATTGAAGATGTTTTTTCATTTGATATTACATCAGGCTATCCTGATATTTTAATATTTAATTACCCATGTCAGTAAAACTCCACATACAAATAGAATCAGGAACCATAAACGATGCAGAAGTCGTTTATGGTCTATACCTGATAAGCTCTGATAACACTATAGTAGCACCTGTGAAAGAATATGAAACACAGGAATACCCAGAATCAGCAGCGGTAGAAATATACCCCTATACAACAAAAGAACCGTTTGATTATACGTGTAAAATGTTGATAATGGGAGATAAAGACACGGTGAACGAATCTATAACAGCTTTCTATGATTCATTATTTGAAGTCACAGAAGGCGTTGATTTGCGTAAAGCGAAAAAAATCACAATATACAATGAAGAAAAAGGAATACAGGTTTCTGGATATGCAAAAACAATGACAGGAAATGACTATCATACTTTGCTTACAGAATACGAGAAAGAAGCCTTTTTGTTCGATTTTGTTTTGTATATTGCAGACCCAAGAACCTTAATACCATGGCATAATGAGTAGAATGATATATACAGGTAAAAGTACAGCTCTATCTTTTAATAGTCAGGTTTTGACTTTTAATGGGGATATTCTTGTTTTCCATTATAAAGGACTTGATTATTTCGAGATAAGGGGGTTTGAATTTACCGAAACAGACATGGACGAATCCTCAATTACTTGCGATTTATATTTACCGCAAGAAACTGACCCTTGTTTTTCATTGGATTGGTATATAGAATTTAGGGGTGAGAAGTATTACAATAAAACATTAAAACCACCATCCGTTAAAGATGCTGATTCTGTATATTATAAATATTCACTCACCTTTGAATCAGAAAGAGCAAAGCTAAAGAATTATCAATTCTCGAACATAGTTTCGTATAATGGATATGCACAGCCTTTGAGTTATGATTTTTCTCTACCATTAACAGCAGCAGAATTTATTGAAAGATTCAACCTTAATTTAGCATATAATTTTGGTGATTCATGGATAATGGTTGCAGGAGATGAATTTGTAGATACCGACAGGGAAACTATTGAGTTTTCACGAGCCAGTCTGTGGGATGTTTTAACGGGTGTTTACGACAACTTTGGTATGAGGTGGACAATTACATCTATTGACGGAGTTATGACCATCACACTTGCTCCGGCTGTTACTACGATAGACCATGTGTTCAAGTATGGATATGATAATGGATTAGTTGATATTGAACGTATAAATCCACTTGATGATATTTATACACGATTATCTGGTTCTGGTTCATCACGAAACTTGCCTTACAGATATTTCGATACTGCGACAGGTGATTACATAGGCGACCCCGATCGTAATACACTAACCACTGGTATTCCATATACAAATTTAATGCCTATATCGTATCGTCATTACGTACAAGGTTGGAATGCAGGTGTAGCTGACCCGTCTTTATCTGATGCTTACAATGCAGGTGTTACAGATGTTACAAATGGTAACAATTTTACACCATGGGATTTTTGTGTATCAACGGGTTCGGAGTTAAAATGGGGAATAAAAAAAGGTTCTCTGGAAGCAAATGAAGATATTTATCCTACTATACAAGACGTTTCTTCTGAAACATTAGGTAGGTTTGATGAAGTGATTGCTGTAGAAGAAATATTGAATGATGATTACGAGGATGCTGATGCTTCAACTGGTTATGAGAGTATATCAAGTGTGAAAGTTTCTTTGGTCGGGGCTTATGATGTCTCAACTTCACGATCTTCTGATTCAAGCATTTTCACCTATGCAGAATCAACAAATAAAGTATCTTTTTCAGGTTCTTTGTCTTTACGAAGTCTTAATGATGATAGTACTTATTCAGACCTTGTACCAGAAGATACGACAAATTGTTCTGTAGATGTAGTCGTGAATTTAATGTCAGGAACTTCTATTATAGATTCACTCTCACTTGGACAAGTAAGTGAATTTAATGGAGAATTTGAAAACGAGCCAGCAGGTGATTATTTTTTGAGATTACAGGTGACTATCAATTGGACTAACAATGTTAGAAAGGTTTTTGCTGATAGTGAAATAAACACAATAAAGGTTTGTGATGGCGACCAAGTAAATGAATATAAAGAAACTTTTGATATATGGATTAAAAACATTTGGGATTCTTCTATCAATGATGATGAAACAGAATCCGAATTTATGCACAGAGTGTGGGATCCGTTGGTTACGTCAGAAGAAATGACTGTTATGTTTTCAACGGGATTGTTAGTGAATGATGATTACGAATTTATAATAGCTCAGGATGGTGATGATTATCTTATAACACATGATGAATCAAAAAGTTATGGTGGTGTTTCTTCATTCTGGAAACTGACATTGATAAAATCTGATGCAGACCTTGAAACGATAGATAAATACTTGCCGTATATAGGATTCAATGCTTCTGCGGGAGATCATTTCTACCTTATAAATATAGAGATGCCTTATTATCCTTATGTTTACGATGCAGAGCAAAGAGTAGAAGACTATATAAAAGAAGAATTAGCAGAGGTTGATGACGAATATCCAACATTCGCAATAACACCAAGTTCTGAATTTATTGAATCAGGAGTTGTTAATCCCGATGACATTAAAGCAGGGAATAAAATAACTATAGAGAATGAAAGAATACTTGATTCTCCACAAATGACTTTTTATATTCTTTCTGTAGTTCTCACATATGATGAAGATAAGTTACTTCCTGTGTGGAAAACAACTATCTCAGATAAGCCTACATCAACGACAAATTCTATAAGTTTATTGCAAAGTTCTGTAGATGAACTGACAAGTTATTTGAGTTCTTTAAAAAATATAGATAGACTACTTTCTTCTTTTGATGAATTATATTTACGCAGAGATGGAATTGATGCGACTTCTTTTTCAAAAACAAAATTTAATAAACAAGTGACAGTTGCTTCCGGATTGGTTTCTGACGATTTCAGACAGGGAGGTTTTGCGGGATCTGGTATGGGTCTGTATAAAGATGCAAATGGTCAATCAACATTTGAAGTTGATAATATAAAAGTAAGGAGGTCTCTTGAAGTTAATGAACTTATAGTAAACCAAGTTACAATATATGGTGGAAAACATATGTATTCAGCAGCAGCAATGACTGTTAGTAATGTTGAGAATATTTCTGGTGGTTATAGATGTTATTTCGATACAAAAGAAGGAACTGTACTGAATCAATTTGCTTCTGATGACCAAGCTTATTGTCAAAGATACGACCCTGAAAATAACAGTGTAATAAAATACTATTGGCGATTAGTTTCAGGTGTAGGTGAAGACTATATTGATTTAAGCACAACGGATTATGATGGTGATGGGATACCGGCAGTTGGTGATAATATTGCTCAATTAGGAAATAGAACAAACGAAGATAGACAGGCTGCATATATAATTAATCAACTTGACGGTGGTAGTTGTACTCAATATGCTAAAATTGATGCTTTTTCTTTTGTTGATAAAGATTGGATTTCACAAGGATACGACCCTTCAACTGGAAGAGCTTATAAAGTTACATATGGAGATTCTTATGTGGGTGCAAGAGATAAATCTACATATACGCAATGGGATTCTTCCACTCATCAATTAACAGTTAAGGGTGTTATAGTCAAAACTGAAACAGGTGGTGAATTTCCAATTCCTGCATATCAGGGTGCTTATGATGAAACAGGGGTAACTGTGTATCATAAAGGAGATTGGGTTACATATGCCGGAGCCTCATGGTTACATATTGCTGAATCAAGCGAAAGTGTAACTCCCGTGGAAGGTTCGGTCTGGACTATTTATGCTGCCAATGGAACTAAAGGTTCTGATGGTGAAGGCGTTGAATTTATATTTACAAGAAACAATACAGGTACAACCCCTGATGCTCCTGTGGCTGGCGAAGACGATGCTTTGCCTGATGACTGGACAGACGACCCACAGGGAGTTACCTCTACACTACAATATGAATTTGTTTCAAAAAGGGTTAGTGCAGATGATGTATGGGAAGCTTACGGAACTCCTTCATTATGGACACAATATGTATCATCTGGCGAAGATGCTATATCTGTAGAAGTACAAAATCCGGACATAATTGCTACTACTGTTAGCGGAACTGTTAGCACTTCTCTTTATTCGGAAATAAAAGTCATGAAGGGTGGTGTGTTCATAAGTTATGGTAGTGGTACGAATCAATGGTCAATGACATTGGGTGCAGGTTTTGGAACTGCTACAGGTATATCTACGCCTTCATCCTATGTAGGAACTAACTATTTTAAAGTATATTGGGATGGAGTTTCTTTTGATTCTAATATAACCACTACCGGAACTTATGCTTTATCTGTATATGTTCATTTATCTAGTGGAGATGTAACTATTTATAAAACCTTAACCATTTCCAGAAACGACCAGTTTTCTCAAATTCCTAAAGGTACATGGACAGATAATACCTATTATACAGGTAATGTATATCAGAGAGATGTCGTAAAATACGGTTCTGTTTACTATATAGCAAAAATAACAGCTAATAAATTTTATTCAACTACTGCGCCATTATATGATTCTACTCATTGGTCTGCAATGGATTCATTCCAAAACATAGCTACTGGAACACTGTTGGCAGACAACGCTAACATTGCTAATTTTATTTACAAAAATTCGTTGATGATTTCTCAGGAAGGAACTATTGATGGAGAAGATTCTAGTAATTATAGTGATGATGATTTTGTACCTAATTTGTCGCTGAATGGGGTTACTGGGGAGATTAGTGCGTTGAAAGGAACGTTGGGGGCATTAACTATGGATACGGATGGATATATATCTTTACCGCCTTCATGGAGTAGTACAGAAACAGGGAAGCTTAATAATAGTGGACTTTTTCTTACTTATGGCAGTGCTGGTTTTCAAACTATTGAATGGGAAAATGTTGCAGATGGTTATGCTGCTAATATTTATGTAAGCGGTACTGATAAGTCTTTTAATATAGACGCTTCTTCAAAAATTAATATAGGTTGTTCATCAGCAGGAGGTGACGAGATAAACATAGGAGCCGAAGGAACAACTGGTGATATAGCAATAGGTAATTCAAAAAGGTCTACAACAATAAGAGGTGGCTTAACAATAGGAGGTCGCTTAATAGGAAGTGGAACTATCCCAGCTATAGTTTCAGGAGTTTTATATGCAAGCAACAAAAGCACAGCCATAATCACTTCTGCAAATACGATAACTAAAATATTGCAGGGTACAAGTAGTAGCTCGGTTACACCTTCGGATTATGAAAAGATTACGATTATAAATACAACAACATCAGATTTGACTGTATATACTTATGCTCACACAACAAGTTCTAATATTAAGATGCAAAATAATCAGGATAATTACAAGATTTATAAATCATCTTCTTGTACATTAACATATTACGGTAGTTATTGGTATCTACCAGCAGACAACGGTCAATAAAAATAAAAAAATGAAAAAATTATTCACATTCGCAATAAACAACTACCCCGGAACGATAAATGACCTCCGGGGTTGTTTAAACGATCAGAAACGAATCATAAAATTGTTCGCTGATTATGATACAGTAGCTCTGAAAAATGAGCAAGTAACAGTTCAGACAATAAAAGAACAGATGACAGAAATTGTCAGTAATGCAGTTTCGGGAGATTATATTGTGTTCCATTATTCAGGACATGGCACACAGATTCCTGATAAGAACGGAGATGAGGCAGACCATTACGATGAAGCCCTATATCTCCACGATGGCGCATTAATAGATGACGACCTATGTGATATACTATCAGGATTAAAAGATGGTGTACACTGCTTAGTTTTGCTTGATTCTTGTTTCTCAGGAACAGCTACACGAAGTATTAATTTGTTCATTCAAAAAGGAAGGAGAAAATTGTTCAGCAGAAGAAAGAAAATACTTGTCATGCCGAATCAAAAATGGAATGTAATTTCTGCATCAGGAGAACATCAGACAAGTGCAGATGCGTTTATTCATGGTGTTTACGAAGGTGCATTCACTCATTACCTTTGTCGTTCTGCTAAGTCCGGACAAACATTAGAACAATGGTATAAAAAAATGATGCGTGGAGGTATTCTTAGATATGCTCAACGACCTGAATTAGAAATAAATGAAAATGACAAGCAAATTATTTTCATATAACAAAAAAAAGTGTTAATTTTAAATAAAAATAAGAAAATGAAAAAACTATTATTATTCTTGACCGTTTTGTTATTCGTAACAGCGGCAAATGCTCAAAAGCATCGTAAGTATCTTATCAAAGATAAATATAAAGTCGTTTATAGAGATACGACATCATTAACTGATTTAGTTTCAAATTCTTTAGAACAGACATATTATAGCACGGACAGCTGTCTTTACTTAGCACCTGCTATTAATATGACTGTTTACATGGTTAATAAAACGGAAAGTAAATCAGCAGCTCTTCCGGGAATCGGATATGGTATTAATTATAAACCAGATAATTGTAAATTAGATTGTTCAAGTTTAGTAGGATTAAATGTATTTGCAAATATAGGAGTAGCGATTACGGATGAAGTTAATTTTGTAGGAGCCATTAGTCCTGTATTTACGTTTTATGATAGTTTATTCACCGGGGGCGCAATGTATGATTTTAATACACGAACGTGGTATTATGTCTTTGGAACATCTTTTGAATTTTAAGATCATGAAAGGCATAAAAAACTGGGTTTTACGTATTTTCGCAAAAATAATAATTAAGAAATTAAAACTTAAAATCATGAAAGATTGGAAAACCACAATAGCAGGAGCGATATTGGCAGCATTAGTTGCTATTCAGCCCATTGTCGAATCAGGTAATGTTGATTGGACAGCAGTTATATTTGCAGCACTTATAGCAGCATTTGGGTATCTTGTAAGAGATAAGAAAGGTACTGTTAAAAAACCTAAATAATTAAGCTATGTTAATCCTACTCACCTGTTCAATAGGTCTTCTTACTGAAATTGTTATGGCTGTGGCAGCTCTTGCTTCTTGCTTCATAGCACTATCTGTGTATCGGAAAACCATAAAAGAAGAACTTGTTAAAAGAAGTGAACTAATCACTTATGAAAAAAGTACCGATACGAAAATAGACAATCATGACAAACGAATACTGAAAATAGAAGGCGAGAAAGCTTCAAGTGCCTATGTAGACAAACAAGACAGGTCTATACAACACAGGATTGATGGTATTGAAAAAAGAACAGGAGAGGATATACATGAAATAAGGACGATGCTTACCGCTGTTCATGAATTTTTAATAAAAAACAAATGATTTTTGAAAACCAAATAAAAACAGACAGGAGGGAATTTCTCAATAAAGTAACTCTTATTTGTGGTAATCTACAAATACCAATTCCTGATTGGTTAATGTTTGTTATGTGGTTTGAAACAGCACACACATTAGACCACACTATTGTTAATTTTCAAAGGGGAGATAATCCAGATCCTAATATAAGATGCTACAAACGTGCATCAGGAGCTATTCAGTTCATGCCTAGAACAGCTATATCTTTAGGTATTACCAATTATGATTTAATACATATGTCGTTCATCGAGCAATTAGACTATGTTGAGAAATACCTAAAACCATATAAGGGCAAGTATCATTCATTCGTAGATTTATACCTTGCCATATTCTATCCCGTAATGGTAGGTAAACCAGATACTTACACAATAAAATCAGACATCATTGCAAAACAAAACCCCATTTTTGACGTGAATAATGATTTAGATATAACAAAAAAAGAAATCAAAATTATTCTGAGGAACAGTATTCCGAATAACTATCGGGACATATTTTATTGAACTCTCGTTCAACCTTCTTGCTGTATGCAGTATAGTCTCCCGGATTCCACTTTCTTATAGCACACTGTATATCTTTATCGGGATTATAATGGTTCTGAATGATATTAAATATCTCTATTGATTTTTGTTTTGAATACCTATCTTTCAACTTGTACCTATTCTCTTTTACAATCCTATTTGCATCCCTTAAACAGATAGGAGTTATTTGTAATATACCTACATCGTTCGCATATCCTACAGCTAAAGAATCACCACCAGATTCTACTTCTATCATAGCTTCTATTAATATCTGCCAAAAATCCACCTCTTCAACTGGTACAATATTATGTTGTATAACATATAATTCCGGATTAATTCGGATACCAGTCATTATAATTAGTATTAGTAGTATTGTTTTCTTCTTCATTACGTATAGTATTCTACCCATTTATTTAATGCCCTGCATACCTGTCCCGGGTTCCATTCTTTGCCCATAGAGGTCTTTTCTCCTGTTCCATTCAAAGTATTGCATATACTTTCTAAAGTGTCGCCACGTGTACGTAATGACGAAATTAAAAGATATTGTCTTTTCTTAATTGGATCTCTTGCCATGTCTATTTTCTTTTTATATGCAGCAGCTATATGTGCCTCATCCATAGACGCACCTTTTCCTCTTCCTAAATGGGTTATTTTTTTGCCTTTTTTAGATATGTGGTGTCCGTTCTTTTTAATATCTTTCTTAATCTGTTTTAATGCTTGTTTAGTACGCAAAGCAATTAGTAATGCTTCTCGTTCAGCAATAGCAAAAAACAATATAAAGGTAAATCTATCGGCATTCGGGATATCACAGCAAACTAAATTACCTTCTCCTAATTCTGCCATAACGGCCAACGCATCATCAAGATTCCTGAATCTATCTGATTTATATATAATCAGCTTTGCTCCATTCTTTTTACAGCAGTCAATAGCTTTTCTAAGCTGTACACAATGAACTAAGTCTGTTCCCGTGTACACTTCGCTAAAAGTTTCTATTACTTTTCCATCTTTGATGAAGTAATCAATAATATCTGATTGAGCATTTAATCCCAGTCCTGAATCTCCCTGTTTCTTCGTTGAAACACGAAGATATTTGACATATTTTTCCATAATTTATTGTCTAAATAGTTCTGCAAAAACATCAGCAGCTCCGTAAAAAATGATAAAAAGTGTTATTACCCACATAATTTTTTATTTTAAATTGTACATTAAACTAAATTTCGTATATCCACCGTGCTTTATTATTTCTATTCTATTCGCACTTTCTATAGGATGAAAACAGGCGTGTTCTACCGATAAATTAATTTTTGGTAGTATTTTATACTTTGCAGACACTTTATATTCTGCGTTTACAGGAGAATAACACGAAATTGTATTTATATCTGTATAAGTATCAGTACGTATTTTTAATTCTAAATTCTTAATAGGTGAATATCTCACACCAATCAGTAGATTTAATTCGCCTGCATTATAGGTCAAAATATTATCATAATGTTTATAAGAATCCTCAGATGGTTGTTCTAAAATAATCTGATTACTCGTATAGTATTCAATCCCCGCAAAGAACTCAGGTTTTTGAGCGAACAATAAAGAAGGGACAAGTAGAAATAGTAATAATAATTTTTTCATAATCGTCTATTTATTAAAAATGATATAAAAAACACAGTAAATAGAATAGCAAAATTAAGCACGTCATCCCCTGAATAAGTGGCCACGGCAATAAGGGTTATTAAGAGCCATATAGTTGATAGTTTTTTCATTGTAGTATAAAATAATACCAACGGTTTCGGAACTCGAAATTCAATGCTGGATAGCCATCTATTCCACGACCTTCGTCCAACATAGTCGCAGCTTCTGATTCAGGAACTACTTGGTATATAAAAATACCTTCTTTTGTTATTGATAGATCTCTTTCGTCTATTTCGTACGGTTCAGCTATCAAGTTGTTTTCGCTTACTACTTCTTTGATTTTTCGTACTATTGGTCTCATAATATGATTATTACTAATATAAATGAAAAGATAAGCAAAACTAATATTGTTTTTATTACTGTTCTTTCTTTTACTGTTAATGGCTCCTGTGGTTCATCGAGCCAACAATGGTTACGGGATTTTATAAACTGTCTTATGTTTTTCATTTCATTTTGTTTTAATTAGTTTAAAATTCATCCTCAACCCTTTCCTCTTGTTCTATCTCAATCATCTTTTTAATGTAGTTCAGGTCTGAATCAGATAGTGTCCTGAAATACTTTTCTAATTCGTTCATTTTCTGTTCGTTCATAACTTATTTATTTAAAAATTCAACAATTTCATCAGCAATATCAGATACTTGACTATTCTCTTTAGCATTATTGTACCTTCGTGAACAGTCTGTAACCGTCATGTCTTTCAAGTCTATACAGTAAGATACCGCCCGTGACCATTTTTCTGTGCCTTTATAGTACCGGCCATACGTCAAGTTTACATATATTCTATGCTTCCATTCAGATACACGTCCGGAGTACCATAACTCACCCGTTTGATTTAGTCGTTCTTCCATTAAGGAATTACCATAGTTTACTGCTTGTTCAATTGTTTTCATTCCATTAATTTTTGAGTTAATCTAAATGCCTCAGAAATATTTAACGACTGAAATCGTATTGTCACACAATCATCTGTCATGAATAAAGTAAAGTCATCTTTTTTGTACATTATGTAAGTTACTTTATATTCCCGTGGTGCGTCTTGCAAATATACATAAATATCTTTATGTTTCAAATCAATAAAGCCCTCTCCGTACTTGCTCAGGATCAGTTTAATGCAGTCATTTTTTAATGACTTCTCGTTGTTCAGGATTCTGACGGTTCTGCGTCTTAGGTTTTCTATCTGGTTCATTTTGTTCATTTTAATATAAGTTAAACCACATATCACATTCTTTCAATTCAATTTTAACAGGCATATCGAATTTATTTGAAGAGTTTATATACTCCTCGAATCTATTAATATATTCGCCCTGTTCGCCTATTATTAAACCCGGTCTATAAGTCGTAATAACCACAGTATAATCCTTTTCGTTTTTATAGAACTTTACGTCTGTAATAGTTATTCGTACATCGTAAGGACGAGTAGCATCTCCATAGAAAAAATTTAAACATCTTTTGATTTCCTTATTATCTACCTCTGTTTTTATTTCCCTTTTCAACATATTTCCCATATACTTTGCTGCATTTTTTGCTGCTGTTATTAGTCTTTTTGTTGCTGCATTTTTCATAATACTTCTTTAATTTTATCAGTTTTTATTAAAAAATTGTTTGTTTTGTTAAATTCTACTTCTTCACGAATCCGGCAAGTAATGAAGTTTAAACATTTAACATCTGTTAAAACTTTATCATTACATATGCAAAGACCTATAAATACAAATCCTTTCTTTGTATTTTTCATCATTCGTTTGTCACTCTGTGATAAATAGGTTGTTAGTGTTTTTATTGTCATGGTTTTATCGGTTTATAGTTGTTATTGTCCAATAATACCCACGTTTACTATGCTTTTTACTTCTTCCTCAGCTTCCATATAATTCCCATAACTCTCAATTTGCTTTATAATCCTTTCTTTTGAAGGATCTATTTTTGATATAATACAGCTCATAATAAACCTCCTTCCTCTTCCGGAAATTCAGGAACTCCGGCCGCTTCTAATAATTCGCCATAAGACATTGTGCCGTTTCTTAATTCGCCTCTTAAATACTCTAATTTCTTTTTCATTTTGTCAAGTTTAATTAATTATATCTTCTTCCGTATCCATCTATCTTTGCATTATTTACTAGTCGGTAAGTCATACCCTTTATAGTATCCGTCACAATTGTATATCTACAATTTTTTAGATTATAATGCTTTGCGGCTTTTCTTACTGACGTAAAACATTCGCCCGGGAAATACTCTTTCCATATAGCTTTCTTAAATTTTGGAGCTACATTTTTTAACTCTTTTTCTACTGTTACACATTTTTCTGTTTTCATAATGTTAAATTTATCTATTAATAAAATAATCCTCTAAATTTTCATCATTAAATTCTTCCGGTAGGCATTCCCGTATATCTTCAATGTAATAAAAACCCCCGTAAGAATCTTCAAACTCTCCGTTTTCATCATATAATTCAAACCGGTAAATTTCATTATTCAAATAACTATTATATTCATTCAGTTCATTATCAACTACATTTGATAAATGTTCATTGTCCATTTTCTCCACGGTCAAACCTGTTTCATCAACTTGCGCCTGAGTAATGAAGGCGAACCCGTAAAACGAACTATCAAAACCTGATTCAAGTGACTGATGCAAAGCAATTCCAGAATGTTCGTACTTCGTAATAAAACAGGAATAGTATATTTTACCGTACTTTTCTGTTATTTCCTTACATACCGCTGTTTTTAATTCGCTCATATTACGGCAAGTATTAAGATATTTTTGTATTATCTCCTTTGCTTTGTCGTCACTCTTTAATAGAAATAAAGTTGTATTTGTATCTTCGCGCGGGTTCATAGGATCCTCATCATAATAGATTTTTAAACGCGGTTCATTAACGGTTCTTTTAAATGTTTTCATAATATTATAATTTAATTGTTAAAAAAATTTGTACCACGCCCGGAATTGAACCGGGAAATTTTTACCTGTCGTGGTTTGTTTTGTTCTACATTATTTCAGCCGCCCAAACATTTTCATCATCAAAATATTCAGCCCTTTGTACTTCATTTTGTCCCTGTTTGCCGCCCATAGGGTTAAGATTTATATACTTTTGCATAATTTGTTCAATCTCTGCACAGCCTAAAGCCTTATTTTTTGTGTATAGAATAATATTCTTTTCACTTGCTGCTATTTGTACACTTCCGTAAACTGTTTTATAATTTTCCATTTTTGTTTAATTTTTAAAGTTTAATAAAATACATTTCGTAAACTATCAACAGCCCGGCAATTACTTCCAGGGCTGTTAGTGCTGTTTGTTCAATTCTTTTATAGTTCATTTTGTTTTTCTTTTAATAATAATAACCGCCCGGAGCGGGTTAATTCTTTTGCTCTTTGTTCGCATTTTCGCCGGTTTTCTTTTATTATGTTTTTCATTTTAATAAATTAAATGTCACGCCCTCAATTTTTAAATTCGCTGCATCAAATTGCTCTTGTGTTACTTTGTCTTCGTAATCTTTCCAATTAAACACGGCTTTTTTGCTATGGTTATAATAAATAAAATTATTTAAAGGAAGATTTGCAGATATAACAGCCCTTTTTACTGTAAATTCCAAATTTGCCTCAAATATCGCTTTGTCTCTTTTTGTCATTATCTCAAAAAGTTTTTTATTATTCTCATCTGCAATCTTTGCTGCTTTGCGTTCTTCGATCTTTTCGGGCGTGTATTGTCCGGCTTCTTCTTTCTCCTTATATTCTTTTATTTCTGCGGCTGTTGGTTTTATATATTCCCGTTTTTTACTATCGTTTAAAAATTCGTTACCTGTCCATTCCTCCAGAATCTTAATTGCTTTGTTCGCTTTTGCTTCCCATTTTTTAGGCAAACCTGATAAATATAAAAGCATTGAAAAATGATCTTCATTTTCTGCATCAGTAAGGAAAAAATAATCTTTTTCATTGCAATTATAATACCTACAAAATTCTTTTTTTGTTAGTCTCTTGATTTGATAAAATCCGTTTCCCACTGCATACATTGGCGCACCTGAAAAATCGCATAAATGAAGATCTTCAAAAATTTGAAATTCTGGAAAATTCTTTGCTATTTTATTACCTATTGCGCCGCCGCAAAGAATATATTTTTCTATTCTGGGCTTATGGGCTTCATAACTTTCTCCTGTTATTGCAAAATCTTGGTACCCATTGTGGCACGGGTCGCCTAGGCTTACTTTAACTTCATACTGCGTTCCGTCTTTGCTTGTTTTGCTTGTTTTATATACTAAATTATTTGTTTTCATTTTAATAAGTTTTTTAAGGTTGTTATATTCTTTTTTTCTCCGTTTACTGTTATCTCCATTTTATAATAAACATTTTTACATGTTTCATTATAAACCATTTTACAAATAATTTCATCTTCACCGGATAAAAAGCATATTTCCGGATTATTCGTTATAAACTTGCTTTCGTTTGCACGCCGGCCGGCCGCGTTGATTGACGGCTGCCAAAAATAACAGCTTTTATATTTGTTGTTTGTTTCAATAATCCGATTAATTTCGTTTTTTGCTTGCTTGCTTGTTCTTTTTGATACGTTATAAGTTTTCATAATGTTATTTATTTAATTCAAAATATAAAGATCCTATTTCAATGGGCGTTAATTCATTTAATAATTTACGCCCTTTACCCTGAAAATTAACAACAAAGGAATACATTAAAAAATAGATTTCGTTTATTTCTGTTGGTATTATTTCACCTTCAAAAGTCAAAGAAGGCTTGTTTTTACCCTCAAATTTTAATACTTTACTTTTAGGCAAAATATTTATTAATTCGTGTTGTACGTGTTCGCGCAAATTGTTGTTAGCTTTTACAGCTTTTTGGAAATCATTATATATATTCATAACTTTGTTTATTTTAAAAAGTCCCGTAAAAATCCGATTACTTCACTAAATTTTATTTGTTTTAACTCTATAAATTCACCCCCGTAAAAATAAAAAATTACTTTGTTCGCCCCGTAAAAAGGTATATAATCCACTTTTATTTTTTCTATTTCTTTGCCGTTTATGAAAAAACATTCATTCACTTTATAAACGCCTAAACCGGTTTTTTTAGTTATTTCTTTACTGCATTCATTGTAAAATTTTGCGATGTTGTTGTTTATATTTACCGCTTTATTTGCAAGTTTTAATACATTCATAGCTTTATTTATTTTAAAAGTTCTCCAATACAAATATTTTTACATTCCTTTTCGTCAGGGTCGCAGTCAGATAAAAAATTATTTAAAAAGTCTTTTTGATCCTTTTTTCTTAATTGATTAAATAAGTTTTTTACTTGATCTCTGTTTCCGTTTATTAAAGACAATATTATATAATCATAGTATTGTTCTTTTGTTTTAAAATCATACTCTTTGGCAAGAGTTGAAGCGTATTTTTTACTCATAATATTTATAATTTAATTGTTTAAAAAATTTGTACCGGTTAAAAGATTTATTCTTTGCTAAAAAAATAATAGTCACCGGCAAAATTGTAATATATATCAATCCCCTTAATTGTATCTATATAATCAAATTGACTACATAGAGCCGTATTTTCACAAATCTCATCTTCGCTAAAATCATATAATTTGGCGAAATTTATAGCATTGTCCTCTGTTGCTTCGCTGCCCTGTAAAATTGTTGAATAAACTTTCATAACTCGTTAATTAAATCATTTGTATATACTAAAATATTATTAAACCCGTCGGCCTCTTCGGCCGTTATATCATTCGTAAAAGTCAAGTTAACAACTACACCCGTGTTAAATACGCTTAATTCTACAAAGGTGTATTCGTAAAAATCATTGTCTTTTATAGACTGTTTGTTACTTTCGGAAAAAACTGTTAGTAAATTTGTTATATTCATTTTGTTTAAATTTTAATTATTAATTTTGTCAGCAGCTTCAACCGCTAAAATTTCATCTTTCGGATTAACTTGTCCATTATTTTTTGTAAGGTTTATTAATACGCCCTTATCAAATACGCCCTTATACATACCTGAAAATGAATTTTTACCATCAATAAACCAATGTTCAAAAATTGATAAATAGTAAGCTTTGCCCGTGTAATTTTTTGGTACTCTCATATCATTTAATTTTATGGCCTTTTGGCCGTGTTTGTTATTATTTCTTTTTGTTAATACGAAGATAGGGTAAAATATTTATATAAACAAATAAAACATACATTATTTTACATGAATATTTAAATATATCGTATGTTTTACAACATGTTTTATAAATAGTAATTTATTATTTTCCACTGGAAACTATTTCCATAAGAAACTATGTGAGGATAAACTACATGTTTGTAGTGTTTGTGTCAATATTTTTGCCTTTATGCTTTATTATTTGTATTTAATCTGTCTATGTTAAAGTATTACTTTAAGTGAAGGGGGCTAATGTGTTGAGTATCAATTGATTATGACGAAAAATGCATAAAAAAACGCTTAACTAAAGTCTTAGTTTGCTTTTTTTCGCCTTTTATTTTTTCACTATCAAAAAAAATAATGATTAATAACTTTTTAACCTTTTTACGGGTCTTAAACGTCCGATACTGACGTGTAAAACTTTGTCTATCAATTTATACCCCCCGTACCCCCTAAAACATTTTGGAGCCTTGAGTTTTAGTCAGATATTCAAAATTTTTTTTTATTTTTTTGAAACTATTTACGACAAGTTTGAAAGCCATTTTGGAGCAAAACTGAGGAATTATAGCTAAAAAGGGTCTTTTGTGGGTGTCTAAGAAAATTCTGTAGTACTTGTAGTATGATGTAGTATTACGTTTTGCCTCTGTAAGGTGCATATATATTAGGTTTGTAGTACTTGTAGTACTTGTAGTATGTTTCCACGTGCGCATACACAACTATGGTGTTGTGCTCTAGACGTCCTAGGAAAAGTACTACATTTACTACATCTACTACAAATCCCATGGATACTGGTAGTACAGAGGCAAAGTGAAATACTACACGATACTACAAATACTACACTTTTTTTTGGGCAAAAAAGTTAGTTCTCTGGTATTCAATTACTTGACTGATTTTTTAAACGTGGTTAGGGTGAGTATCAGTTAGTTACGAGGATTTTGAAAAATTAAGTACCTGATTACCAATGTGTTGAAAATTGAAAAAGTCGAAAAATGCGAAGGGGAGGGGGGGTAGATGGACGTGGTTAGGGTGAGTATCAATGAGTTACGGCAAAAATAAAAAGTTAATATATTGAATATAAGGAAGTTAAAAATTGAAAAACAGCAAAATCACGAAGGGGAGGGGGGGGTATTTTGAGGTACCCACTACAAAAAAACGAGGTTTTTGCGTATTTTTTGTCGTAAAATAAGCTATGGGAGATATGTGGCACAGTAGTTTACACCTCTATAAAGGGTATTACTGATGTGTGAATGAGAAATGCCTATTTTTGGAAAAAACAAAAATAATTTGGAAAAAACAAAAAGTTGTCGTAGATTTGGAGAATTAAAAATATAAAAGTTATGAAAACAAAATTATTAAAAAAAGTAAGAAAGAGGTTTAGTATAGTAAAAGTTATTGAGCCGGAAGATTATCTTTATCCGTATTATGGGATAAAAGACAATGGTTGGTTTCCTATTTGTACAAATTATGTCTATAGTTCCTTAGATGAAGCAAAAGAAGCATTATCGGGTTTTATACGCAAGGCATATTCTCATAAGAAGAAAGAAATTACGATAACTAAAGTTTGGTGGATATGAAAAAAGAACAATTAATAGAAATAGCGAAAGCTGGTTTCCCGGACAGAGTAAAACAGTTTATAGATTTTAAGAATTGTAAAATGTGTCATTGTGGTGGTGTTTATAGATTATATGACAAGGATGAAAAATTCATACTTACTTGTCCCGAACACGATCATATTGCAATTTTCATGGATGAAGATAATTTTATACAGATAACAACAGGTATAAAAGCCTTTAATCATTATGCAGCTATAAAAAAAATGGAAGAATTAAAATTAGTATAATTATGAAAAAAATAAAGTATAGCGACGTAATGTCCTTAGGATTCAAAGAGCAAGAGAACGCTGACGAATCATATTTTAACGAATATGGCTATCCTTATTGTATCATTACAAAGGATCTTACGAAAAAGATCTACCTTGACTGGGCAAAAGAAACTCAGTTGTGTGAGTTGGTGAGAATGGATAGTCCAAAGACTTGCAATATTAAAAAACGAGTTCAGATAAAGAGTTTAAAACAGTTAAAAGAGATAGTTGAATTTTTTAAAGATTAATAATTATGAAAAACAAAACTAGAGAGGAATTAATTGCAAGGTCTAACATTGCCAGAAAAGAATATCCGTGTAAGAATGGATATAAATTTGATATTGAAATAATGTTTGATGTAAACGAGTACGAGGATTGTATAAAAATAACGATTTGGTACAAAAACGAGATTATTGTTACTGAAAGTTCTTTTGTGAACAAAAATTCTCGTAATTGTATGCATGACAGCATAATAAATGCAGAAATAAATACACGTAATGAAGTGGATATGATTTGTTTGAACAAACAAATATGTGAGAAAGTAATAGAGGATTTAGGTTTTAAATATTTATAATTATGAAAAACAAAGAACAGCAATTTTACGAATTTCTAAAAAAGAACAGAGCCTATAAGAGGTGGATGAGGTTGAAAGTAGAATGGTTTAAAATGGACTGTCCATCAAGTTTTGTTTCAGGAGCTTTTGTCTGGCCTAAGAAGGAATCTGAGTTTTGGATAAAGATATATAGTAAGTGGAATGATATTTTAAAGAAAGATGAAGATGATGAATGATGATTTAGATTTAAAAAATGGATATATTGAGTTGAGCGGATATTGCAGTCAGGTTTTTTTCCGAGGATATACCAGTAAGAATGGTATGCCAAAAACAGCCAAAAGAGAATCTACTGATGGGAAATTTAATCATAGATATTATGATATAAAAGTAAATAGTATGGATGACTGTGATTTCTGGGGGCATATTTACTTGCCGTGTACAGATTCTAAAACTGTTTATATGAAATTTGAAGTTTATGCTTAAAAATAATAAAAAAATGAAACAGAAAATAGTTATTACAGCAAGAGAAGAGAGATTTATGCAGAAAGCCATCAACTTTCTTAAAAGTGTAGATGAGAGTGTGGAAAGCAATGGCAACTATAAAGAAAGATTAGTAAACCGAGCAATAAACGGGATGCCATGGTCTAATCACAATTGGGCATGGTCATTTCTTTGCTCTGCTGACGAATATAAACAAGCTGGATTTATCCATTTTAGCATGCCGGAAGACTTTGATACATTGAAAGCGATGTATGGGATGGAAAAAACTATTGAGAACCAAAGAAAAGAATTGAGGAGTTTTAATAATAAAAAGAGAAAAGAAGAGAAACCGCATTTTGTTGCTCGTGTAGATTCTCATTGTGAGGATGTTTTAAAAAATATTTTTCCTGAGGGAACGGATAAAACAACTTGTACTAGATGTGATATAGATATAGAAGATTATAGAAATCAAATCAACAAAGCATTTTTTACTCCGAAACTAAATGTAAAGCCTAAAAAAGTAGTCTTCACAAACAGTATTGGTGAACAGTTTACTAAGAAGTATTTGAAAAAGAATAAAGTTTACTGGGTAATAAAAGAGGGGTTGATTGTTTTTGGTGGACTTATCACTCTTCCATTATATGAAGAAAATAGTTTTTTCTCTGAAATATTCAAGACCGAAGCATCAGCAGAAACATGGAAGAAAAACTATATTGCAAAGCAGGCGAAAAAAGGCATGAAATGGAATGGGAAAGAATTTGTGGAGATGAAGTTGAGTGAAATGGAATATCATGCTAAAGACAGAGAAGATTTGAGGGATGTGATGATGAAGTTGCCTATTGAAATTCTAAACGAAGGATTTAATACCGATATTGTTTATAATTTTGTTTCTTTTTCTTGTGGTAGAATAAACAATTTTACAAAAGAATCACATAGCGGTCATAATTTAACAGAAGTAACCAAAGAAGTATTTATTAACGCTGTAATAAAATATATATGCGAATAATAGAAAGAATAAAAAAACTGTTTAAGAAAAAAGAACAGGAAAGAGGAGTAACGGTTGTGGAATTAAAAAACGATATGCGAAGAAGCGATATAGTGTGTACTGCTGTATATACTCTTACAAAGACTGCTGATGATGAGAATTACATAAAGCTCCTCAGAAATACAAGTCTGTGTGTAAGAACAAGACCTCGCAATGATTTTGCAAAGCCACGCAATCCGAACTACATTAACCAAAAGGGTATTACTCCTTGTCGTAATAGGTTAAATAATATGAAGAAGGATAGGTGTTATGTTGAAAATTAAAAATAGCATGAATATAGAAAAAGCATTTGTGAAACTAACAGGGGATACTGATAACAGGAATATAGGAAAAATAAAAGGTACCACCAAATCAGAAGTAAAAAAACTATGTGGAAAAGATTGGAATGAAAAAGCTTGGCAAAGAATGACACGTACTTCAAGAAAATCTAAGAATAGGATAACAGAAGAATTACCTTTTTTTGATAAAGAACAAAAATTATGGTTTTGGTTTTAATTAAAAAAATAAAAAAATGTATCAAAGAACAATTAATTTAAAAAAAGGAACGTCTATTAAAATATATACAGCGTTTTGCAATAAGGCTGAAAAAGACGGATGTTTTGTAGCGTGTGGAAGTCCTGACGAGATGTGGATAATGGTAAGGTTTGAGGACGAGATAAGCTTTAAGGCTTGGATTGTTTCTCTTTGTATATAAAAAATAATATTATGAAAGCAAAAAAAATAAAAAGACTAAGAGCCAAATGTGATTGGTACGACGTAGAGGTCATAGGAGGGGGCGTAGGAGTATTTAATCCTTCATGGAGTATGTTTACCCAGGTAATAGCCAAAAGTCCACGAGAAGCCTGTCTGAGAGCCCGTAGAAGGGGCTATGGTCTTTTCGCTCCTATCCGTGATGAAGTTTTACCAGAATATGCGAATTGGAGAGTTAAATTAAGTCGGGATATTGATTGTCCACAGAATGTTCAATATTTTTAAAATTATGAAAAATGAAAAACGATAAATCAAAATGGGGTAGCGATGAGTTAATAGGACACGTAAGAGAAATATTTGACAAACTAAAACACAAAGAATGGGATTGGAAAAGCTTCTATAACGGATGGTTAGAAGGTCGTGTCGATATGTTAAAAATAAAAACATATACAGAAAAAGACATGGATATGGCCTATGATAAAGGCTGGGAAGATGCAAAAAGATGGACTTCTGTAGAAGATGGACTACCTAAAAAAGAAAATGTTAATTTTAGCGAAAAAGTTTTAACTAAAAATAGATTTGGGAATGTAGATATTGAAAAATATGATTTTGAAATGGGCTGTTTTACCGGGAAAAGATATGACATGAAAGAAGATGGAGATGGTCAGGTTTCTGAATGGAGGGAAATATTATGACAACCAAAGAATTATTAGAATATCATAAAAAATGCTGCGACAAATTAACAAAAATCATGGAATCAAAGAATCATGATTATGCAGGATTTGACGGTGAAGATCCATTTGCCAACTTCAAATTAGTTGAAAAAATAGGAATTGCCTCAACAGAACAGGGATTTCTTACAAGAATGAGTGATAAATTAAGCAGAATTAATAGTTTTGTAAAACAGGGTGTTTTGAACGTTAAAGACGAGAAGATAGAAGATACTTTGTTAGATTTAGCCAACTATTCGATACTTATGGCTGGGTATATTAAGAGTAAAAAGGATAAAAAATAAGTAATTATGGAAAAATTATATTTTGAAAACGAAGATTCAAATATCTGTATGCCGTTGGGAGACTGTCTTGATAATACAGACGAATTAAAAGAAGTTACATTAATAGAGGCAATACCGGAAAAAGAAAGTATGTATTGTTTTTGTACAAAAGAATGTGATGTAGTACCAAGAAGCGATTGTAGAAAAGCAGAATGTGATTTATACGAACCAAATAAAAGCGGTAGAGGTGCGTGTATTCATAGAGGTAAATTATATGGATTTGGAGAAAAGGTTACATTTAATATTGAAAGCGGGAAAAGGATAAAAAATAAGTAATTATGGAAGAACAAAAACTGAATTTTAAAGTAAACGAAGACCCTACAATTGTAGTAGTTAGCGAAGATATTGAAAAGAAAGCTATCAAAGCGTGTACTGATTTTAATTTTGTCGCACACGTATTTCTTAGTCATCTTAAAAACAAAAGACTGACAGAGGGTGAAAAGGAAACATATTTGAGTTTGTCTGAAAGCCATATAAGAGCCTTTGTTTCCTTGTTTGATTATGATAGTGTTTTGAAAAAACAAGCAGAAGAGCGGTATAGCGAAATTAGAATAACCAACGAACAAAACAGAGAATTAAGGAAACAATTAGGTGGAAAAGTTTCTAACGAAGATTTACGAGAACGATTGAAAATCATAAAAGACGAATTTTATAAATGGTGGAGCATATATGGTTTTGGACATTGTAGTGATGGTGTTTTTAATGGATATATGTTTGAGACTAAATTATCAGGATATGTTTATGGCAGCCATTACGATGAGCGTGAATCAGAAAAAGAAAAAGTAGAAATGCTGAGGGGTCATGGTTTTGAAATTGACGATAGCGATGGGTGTTCCGTAATTTCTTCTGACAATAATATAAGATTGCTCAAAAATCTTTTAGAGGGAAAATATGCAAGTGTAAAGATAGGTGAGATAAAATCTACTTATTATAATAATAGGAATCAAATCAGAGATATAAAAATATCCATAAGCGATTTTAATGACTTTGATTAAGAACAAAACGATGGAAGAACCAAAAGGAATAAATATAAACGGAATCACATGGTACTCTGCTGAGGAAATAGCATTATTACTTGACAAAACACCTGAGACTATCAGGTTATGGGTAAAAAGTGGTAAAATAATAAAAAAGCGAGTTCGTGGTTTTAAATCTTACAGACCAACTAAAGATATAGTTGTAGTTAAAGCATATAAAGTATGAATTATAAAGATTCGTTAGAATTTATATGCGAAAAAATCCCTGATGCCATGCACGGAGAAGGGGCAGCAGATTCACGTGTAAATTCATTGAAAGAAGCTAAAATGGCTACTGCTATTGCAATTGCTATGCAAAATGGAAATTTCCGGAAAGGAGATAATACCCTGTATATGTATGATGGATTAAAGTACCAGAAACTTGATACACAGTCTATTAAATCATTAATATGTGAGATATTAGTGAACATAAAGGTAGGGGTGGTTTACCAGGTAAATTCTGTAGATAAGATATTCAAGCGTATTTTAAATGATATGCACATACAGGAATTTAAGCCATCTAAAACTGTTATTAGTTTTCGCAATAGAGTTCTTGACCTGAAAACTATGAAAATACATCCTCACGAACAACGATGGATGACACGTATTTTTCTTGACATAGATTACGATCCTTTAGCTGGATGTCCATTATGGAAAAAAACTTTGGCAGACATAATCTGCAATGAAGATCTGGTTAAGGTACTACAGGAGTTTTTAGGGCTGACATTTGTTGATAGAGATGAATTAAACGTTGAAGCTTGTCTATTTTTGTATGGTAGTGGTGCAAATGGTAAGAGTGTAGTAGAAACTACAATCCGTAATCTTCTTGGTGAGAACTGTTCTTCTCATGAGATTTCTCAGCTATGTACGAGTAGTGATTCTGATTATTATACTGCTATTGCTGATGGGAAATTATTAAATTTTGCTCCGGATATGGGCGATAAAGATTTTTCAGGCGGTAGATTTAAGGCAATAGTCAGTCATCAGCCAATTATGGTACGACCTATCGGAATGGCTCCATTCGAGGCTAAGGATATGCCATTACTTGCTGCCTGTGTGAACAAAATGCCTATTACTACTGATTCATCAAATGGTTATTGGCGAAGAAATAAAATCATAGAATTTACCAAAACATTCAAGGAAGCAGATCAAGATAAGATGCTGAAAAGTAAACTAAAAGCAGAGATGAGCGGTATTTTCAATTGGATAATGGAGGGTCGTGCGAGAATCATAAAACAAAAAGGACAATTTACCAACTCTGAAAAAATGGAAGAAGTAATAAAAAGAGTAAGGGTTGAATCAAGTAGTGTTCTTTCTTTTTTAAAAGAGAAAGGGTACACAGGCTTTCTTACTGAAAATCAAAGAGGAGTAGAGGTTAAAATGCACAGTGTTACTTTGATGGAAGAATATTTAGAGTATTGCAAAACATGGCGAAATTCTCCGAAGTCAAGGTCTAATCTGAAATTTGATTTATTACAAGTAGGTTTCCAATATCGTGAAAAAATGAGAGTAGATTACAAAGTTTCCAATGGTTTTGTTTTTTACAAAATAGAAGAAGAAGAAGAAGGAACTTTCGGAGATGAGGATGTTCAAGGGAAAGAAGATAAAGAATTTGATGGAGAACTACCATTCTAAAATATAACAATTATGAAAAAGAAAACAATAATACACGAATTTGATCCAGTAATTTATCCCGTAAAATTATGGGTATGTATAACAACCAATTTTGAGCCTTTGAAAGAGAGGTTTTATGATTCTGAAGGGAAAACAGAATTGGATTTGGAAGATTTAAAAGATGCGGCAGCAGCTATAACTTGCAGAGTGGTTTCTAAAGAACATAATGATGTTGGAATATTAATAGTTTTTACTCTTCATAAATATACAGACACTGAAAGAATTACGCATGAAGCCGCACACGCTGTAGATTTTGTATGGGAATATATAAAAGAGGATACTCCTAGTCCGGAAGCTAATGCTTATTTGTCCGGATGGATAGCTAAATGTTGCTGGGAAGTTAAAACAGGAAAAGGGATGAAACATCATGACTGACCAAATAGACTACGACAAAGTATTTGAAATCTTGCCTGAAATTATGGGATTTTCTTTAACGAGATATAGAAACAGGTGGATTTCAAATAGAAGAATAAATGGAGAGATACACCATAGGTTTGATAAATTATCATGCAGAAAAGTAAAAAATGGTATTCAGATATTGGAACAGGGTGGTGAAAAATTGACACTATTTAATTGGATGGTGAAATATGGCGGCTGTGCAACACGGAAGGATGCCTATGACGCACTTATTAAACAAAATGGTAGAAATGTATTAATTATTCCAGAAACGCCACCAGAGCCTTTAAAATACGTTTCAAAGATATATGTAAAAAAATCTATTTACTACAGAAAACATAATGGTGATATTTTATATAAATGGCTTTGCAAAAAGATAGATAGATTTAAAGTAGCTGTAGTTTTCGATGAATATTGTGTAGGTTCCACATTAATGCCTAAATTTAAAGTTCCTGCTACTGTTTTTTGGTATGTAAATGAAAAAGGGAGAATATTTTATGATAAACTAATTGCATATAGAGACAATGGACATAGACGAAAAGATTGTTCTGCGAATAGGTGTTTTAGAACATATTCAGGATTCAGAGGTAGATGTTTATTTGGATCTCACCTATTAAAAAAAAGAAAACCTAATCAACGAGTAATAGTAGTTGAGAGTGAGAAAACAGCATTGATGGCTAAGATGTGTTTTAGAAATGAAATATGGTTAGCTACCGGTGGGAAAACTTATCTCAGGAAAGAAGATATAAAAGATGATTACACTTTGATTGCAGATATTGATGCTTGGGATGATTGGCATAAAAAGTTTCCCAATCAATGTCCACAATGGTGGAAATCATTTCCGGAATGGAAACATAAGAAAACAGATGATTTTGGAGATTACTTGGAATGGAGATTAAACAAATAAATATGAAGTACATGGGAAGTAAAAGGCGTATAGCAAAATATATACTGCCTATAATTTTAAAAGACAGAAAACCAGATCAATGGTACGTAGAACCGTTTGTTGGCGGTGCTAATATGATTGATAAGGTTGGGGGTAATAGGATTGGGGCTGATAACAATAAGTATTTGATTGCTTTATTAAAGCATTGTTCTGAAGGAAAATCTAAAGAATTATCAGACTACATAACCGAAGAAGAATATAATCACATAAAAAACAATAAGGAAAAATATTCCATGGTTGAAGTTGCACATTGTGGATTTAATTCTTCTTTTGGAGCTAAGTGGTTTGGTGGGTATACTAGAGCTAGGAAGAATGGGTGGAATAGAGATGTTATTTGCGGTAAGAATTTATTAATTAAACAAATGAACAATTTAGCTGGAGTACATTTTATTAATACTACTTATCAAAAATTAGATATACCCAAAAATAGTATAATTTATTGTGATCCACCATATCAAAACACAACAAAATATAAGACAGGAGATTTTAACCACGCTGAATTTTGGCAATGGTGTAGAGAAAAAACAACCGAAGGGCACAAAGTATTTATAAGTGAATATAACGCTCCGGATGATTTTGAATGTATTTGGGAAAAACAAATCTCAAACACTCTTGCTAATAAAAGTCATAATAAGAAGCCAGTTGAAAAATTATTTAAACTAAGACAATGAAATCACCCTACAAAAACCCAATAAACAAAGTAGAAGCAAAGTTTCAGACAAAATGTGTCCTATGGTATCGAAACATATGGTATCAGAACCTTCACAATTTATTTGCAGTTTTTAACGAAGGGATAGATGTTAATACAAAAAATTCTATGGGCATGGTTCCGGGAGTTTCGGATTTACTTTATTATGAATCATGGAAACGTGGACTATTAGGTCTTGAATGTAAATCTCCCGGAATGTCCCATAGTGTAGCAAAACTGATAAGACAGGCTAAATGGATAATAGATGTTTGTGATGGTGGAGGCTTTTTTGATGACTACGAGCAATTTCAAAGAATTATAAAAGGTGAAAATTGCTGGATAGACCCTAAAAAAGTATTAGCATTTTGTGAACATACGAATAAAAAAACAATAATATGGAATCGTGAAATTTTTAAATAATAGATAAATGAAAAAACCATTAGTATTACCAACGCCCCCAGCAAATACGCTGTGGACTTTAACAAAAAGGGATAAAATGTTCTTGGACTTGACACTCCTATATTCAATACCAAATGTAGAATGTTATCAGATGATTTTTGGTGAGAAATTCACTAAAACTAAAGCAAGACAATTATCTTCTGCTGTATATACATCTATGGATGGTGCTGATTATCTCAGTAAAAGAAGAAAACAAATAGAAGATTATTTTTGGCCGGAGAAAGAAGAAGAAGGTGATGTACCGAAAAATAGTGACGGATTCTCTAAAAACTTCGTTCCGGATGTTATCAAAAAAATGGAGACTATCATAAAAAATCCTAACGATCCAAATTATTTTGATGCTATGAAGATTGCACTTCAAAAAGTATTAAAAGATATGGACGTCAATAAAAGCGTAGAAGGCCCGAAAAGATACCTTCCTGTAGTACCATGTGAGAAATGCAGGTACAGATTGTTTATAGAAAAAGAAGTGGAGGACGAATGTGAGATATGCAAGTATAAAGCATATGGAGAAAAACACGGACTTCATTATGATTATAAAACACAGTTGGATTATAAAAAGGAAGAAAAAGAATAAAACATTTGTTTATATGTAAATGTTTAGTATATTTGCAATGTAGTTAATTATATAAATTTAAAAACACATTATGGAAAATGAAACTTTTGCTCAGAAATTAGACAGTCTTTTAAAAGAAAGAGGCGTCACAAAAAGATGGTTATCAAATACCTTGCCTATGTTGTATGATACGTTGATGTACAAGTTTAGGCATGACAGGTTCACTGAAATAGAGAAGAAGTATATTCGGATTGTTTTAAGGGTGGAGGAAGAATAATTATGGAAACCCTAACACAAGTATCAAAAGAAGTAAACAGAATCTTAGGAGAAGGGATTAGTATATTACCCAATAGTCCTATTCATGAAAGATTGAACCGTGCGATAAAAGCAGAGATAACAATTGATGAAAAAATAAGACTTTTAAATATCGCCAATAAGTATAGGGCTGACATACCAAGATTAATGGATGTTTATGAAAATGTAAAAAATAGAGGCGATATTTATGCAACAGACCTTAGAGAATTAAATTCTATTGGATTGCCTACTTGCAGTTTTAAGGAGATTTTTAAGGATAAACCATGAGTAATCAGCAATCCAAGATAGTTCCAACGTCCAGAGTATATACGACGATAACTGAACTACAAAGCAAGGGTAAAACAATACAGCACGTGTATAATGACGGGACTTATCAAACAATAATAATTTATACTGATGGAAATTAAGAAAGAATATGTGTCAGGAATATCAATGGCTGATTGTGATATACGCAAGTATAAATTGACAATAATGAACGGAGTAAAAAGGGGCAAATCTTTCATTCAAGAAGTTTTTATTCCAAGGATTAGTGAGTTTGAATATGGAGAGACAAAAGCCACATACAATGTTAATGGCAAGGAGTATAAAAACGCCACTGACGCATTTAAAATGTTATAACCAAAATAAAAAAATGAAGGTAATTAAAAGAAACGGAAAGTTGGAAGTGTTTGATTCCAGTAAAATTATTACTGCTATTCAAAAAGCTTTTCAAGAAACCGGAGAAAAAGGATCTTATACTTCTGTTACAACGGCAGTATTAAAAGAAATAAAAGATCATATGAGCGTTGAATCTATTCAGGATATAATAGAGAAAACGCTTATGGAAAAAGGATTTTTAGTAACAGCTAAATCTTTTATTCTTTATAGAGAGCAGCATAAGAATCTCAGAGAAACAATGAAACGGGTTGAGTATATCGACAACTATATTGATAATGGAGAGAATGCTGCTACCTCATCAGAGGTTGATGATAATGCCAATATTCAAAACAAGAACGTAGCCACATTAGACGCAGAAGTGCATAAAAAAGACAATACTTTAATTAACAGGTATAGAATTACTAAAAAGCTTAAAGAGATGTACGGAGAAAAGGCTCCGGACTATGTTAAAGATTTGAAATCACATATTATCTACAAGCATGACGAACACGCATTTGCCAAGCCTTATTGTGTAGCAGTAAATCTATTTCCTTTTATGCAGAAAGGTACTTCTTCCTTAGACGGATTGAATAGTTGTGCGCCAAAGAATTTAACCAGTTTTGTAGGGCAATTTACAAACTTGACCTTTCTTTTGTCTTCTCAGTTTGCAGGAGCTGTGGCATTTGGGGAATTTTTCAACGTATTTAATTACTACTGTGTTAAGGAATTTGGAGAAAATTACTATAAAAGCTCAAGACTAAATGTAGGAATAAAAAGCAGTCCAGAGAAAACAGATAAAGTAATAGAAATAACGATTTCTGATAGAATAAAACAGGCTTTCCAGGGGATAGTTTATTCCTTAAATCAGCCAGCAGGAAACCGATCTTTCCAATCTCCCTTCTCTAACTTTTCTTATTATGACAGTAATTATTGGAATGCCTTATTTAAGGACTTTGTATATCCTGACGGAACAAAACCGGAGTGGGAAGCAATAGATTTTCTTCAAAGAAAGTTTATGAAGTGGTTCAATGCTGAAAGGAAAAAGTGTTTATTAACCTTTCCCGTTGAGACAATGGCTTTATTATCCGACGGTAAAGACAAAATCAAAGACAGTGCTTATGAGGACTTAACGGCAGAGATGTATGCAGAAGGACATTCTTTCTTTACTTATATTAGTGATAAAGCTGATAGCCTCAGTAGTTGCTGCCGGGTTTTGAACAAATTGGATAAAAATACTTTCAATTTCACCAATGGTTTAACAGGTGTCGCTACAGGTTCTAAATCTGTCATAACGCTTAACTTAAACAGAATTGTTCAAGATTATAGCAAGCTAAATGGTGGAATGTTATTGTTTAATTTTAATCAATATTTATCTAATATTTTAAAAAGAGTATATAAGTATCATTCAGCTTTTAATGAGCTTTTATGGCACTTGTATGATAAAAATATGTTACCAGTTTATAAACAAGGATATATAAGTTTGAATCAACAATTCCTAACAATAGGAATAAATGGTCTAAATGAAGCTGCTGAGTTTTTAAATATTAAGGTAGGAGACAATGACAAGTATGAGGCTTTTTGTAGGCAAATCACAAGCACCATAGGAAAATGTAATAGAGAGGCAGAACAAAAGCCTTTCAATCCTAAGCATAAGTTGAAGTTTAATACAGAGATGGTTCCGGCAGAAAGTTTGGCTATTAAGAATTACAATTGGGATAAAGAAGATGGTTATATAGTACCAGACGAAGCTATAAGGAATTGTTATAATAGTTACTTTTACGAGCCAGAAAAAACTGAAACTTCTATACTGGAAAAATTTAGATTACATGGCAGAAGATATGTAGATAGTTTGGATGGCGGAGTTGCTTTACATTGCAATCTGGACGAACATTTGTCTAAAAAGCAGTATGCAATTCTTATAAAGTATGCAATAAAAAATGGCACTAATTATTTTACTTTTAATATTCCTAACAGTCAGTGTGATGATTGTGGATATATTAGTAAATCAAAAATAGATGTTTGTCCTAAATGTGGTAGTAAAAACATTACATGGTGGACGAGAATTATCGGCTATCTTAGACCTATAAAAGCTTTTAGCTCAGGCAGAAAGGTAGAGGCAAGTAGAAGAGTTTACAAAAACGGAGAAGAATTATGAAATGCGTAGACACAATGATCGTAATGGCAGATGTGCCTGATGAAATAACATTAGCAATTAACATTTCTAATTGTCCTATACACCGTTCAATAATAATGTCCTAATGATTGGTATATTTGCATTATTTTATATATCTTTGTAGAAACAAAATTAAAAATATGGAAGATAAAATAAAACAAAATTGTGGGGACGTTTTAATTATAGAGGGCAAATCTGATAAAAAGGTTAGACATAGGTATTACTATAAAGGCCATTTTGAAGGATATACTAAAAAAATTACATTTAGATTGGATTCTGCTAAGTATGGACAAGTTTCTAACTTAGAAAAAAGGGATATTTATGGATTTCTGTGTGATGAAAATAATACAGATAAATATATCTATTTTGTTTGGAAGAATATGGAAAGAAGATGTTATGATCCTAAATTTGATGCTTATTTATATTATGGAAAAAAAGGAGTAACTGTATCAGAAGAGTTTAAAACTTATTCTTATTTTAAAAATTGGTATCTATCACATAATTATAGTGTTAAATATGATTTAGATAAAGATTGTCTTTCCTATATATTAGATATGCCTAAAATATATTCCGAAAAAACCTGTATATTAGTCCCATCTGAGATTAATACTCTTCTATCTACTATAGGAAAAGGAATCTATTTAACTCCTTATAATACTTATTGTGTAAGAATACGAAGAAATTATTGTAAAATAAATAAAAATTTTAAAACTTTAGCTGAGGCTATTAAATATAAAAAGAAAGAGGATATGAAATATTTAACACTTTTATTACCTCTATACGTATTGAAGGAGGAAACAATTAAAAATTTAAAGAAATATGTTAAAATATGTAGATACAATGGTAGTATGTAGCGATGTGCCAGATGAAATAACTTTAGCTATAAACATCTCTAACTGTTGTATACACTGCAAAGGATGCCACAGTCCTTATTTATGGGAGGATATAGGAATAGAATTAACTGAATCAATATTGAATAAGTTAATTAAAGAAAATGACGGAATAACTTGTGTTTGTATCATGGGTGGCGATGCTTTTCCAGCAGAGGTGAACAAAGCTTTAGTTTTAATAGAAAAGCAAGGGTTGAAGTCAGCTTGGTATTCTGGAAAACAAGGAATAGCAAAAGAAGTAGATTTAGGAAATTTGGATTATTTGAAATTAGGGCCTTATGTAGAAAAATTAGGTGGGCTAATTAATAAAACGACTAATCAGGTAATGTATAAAATTACTCATGATAAAAATGGCATAACCATGAAAAATATCACTAGTAAGTTTTGGGAAAAATTAAATAGCTAAAACCCGACGCAGCTAAAAGCAGGTAGGGAAATATAAAAAAATGATATGGAATTTAAAGGAATTGTTAAAACAGTTGTAGACAAATCAGGTGTAAGTAAAAAAGACAACAAACCGTACACATCTTGGAAGTTTATCGTTGAAGAAGATACTCAGAATTACCCAAATTCAATGGTTCTGGATATTTTTGGAGATAAAGTAACTTGCCCAAAAGAAGGTGATCGTGTTAATGTTATTTTCAACACGAAAGCTAAAGAGTATAATGGTAATCTATACCAGAATAATAATGTTTGGAAGATTGAGAAGGAAGAAGAGGAAGAAGCAATGGATACGTCAGCTCCGGCAATACCTATTCCTGATGGTGGGAAAATAGAAACAGAGGACAAAGATGAAGAAGATATTTTACCTTTCTAAAATCAAAATCATGAAAACAACCCTCTCAAAACACAAAGCAAAAGCAAAAAAGATAGAATATATAATGAGGACTATCGAACACAGACATCCAGAGATTGACTTTAATAACGAAAGATTAAAACATGACATCTCAGATTATTTTAAATTAAAACAGCAACTAAAAGATGAGCAAGACGACATCATCTGCTGTGTTTCAGATAATCCCGATATGATGTGTTCAGATTGTAATTGTTGGAAAAAAACACGAGCAATGTGTGGATAAAAAAGAAGCCCCTATTTGGGGCTTTCTTTTTGCTTTAAAATATTCTTTTTGAAGAAATACCAATACTTGGGGCTAATATTAGCTCCATTTTTTGTTCTTAGTATCCCTATGGCTTTCATAAATGCTGCATGGGGATTATCTTTGTTCTTAATACAGATGTCTCTTAGAATCCAATTATTCTTCCAACCAGCAAGTTTCTTTTCAGCTATCCATCCTTCCATGGTATCCTTTTCCTTTTTTACCAACTCAGTTAATTCTACTTCATATACTTCTTGAGATGTTTCAAAATGGAACTTACAGAAAGGACAATCACGTGCAGAAACAGGAATAGACCTTCCACATCCATGTTTTCCATTCTTGTCTGTTTTTTCTACAGGACATTCTTTAGTAGGCATAACACCTCCACCCCCTACTTTATGCCATAGAGCTATTGGCGGATCATCTTCGTATATTCCAAAATGGTCTATGTTGTCACCGAAATCTAAAACATAAAAAAACTTTTTCCCTTTACAAAGCCTAGATCCTCTACCAGTTGGCTGTCCATATCGAGCATAGGATTTAGTTGAATAATCAAGAATAACAGCTTCTAATGTAGGCTCGTCCCATCCGGTATCTACAGTTCCTACTGTAACCAAAACCTTAAAGCCGTCTTTCGAGAAACTTTCGAGTAAAGGTTCTCTATCTCCGGAAAACTCTTTATCGGTTTTAGGAAACTTTTTAGATAGAAGATATTTGGCTGAAATACCAGCATTATTAAAAGCCTTACATAAATCTATACAGTGTTTCGATCCTGTAGTGAATACAGCTGTTTTTGCATTAGGACATATCTTTAAGTAGTTTTTAATTATACCTGCATACCTTTCCGGTTTAGCAAACCTTTTTTGTAACTGATTATTATGGTAATCTCCTGTATTTCTATCTATAGATACATCATCTAACTTTGGAGCCTGGAACTTAAAATTCCTTGAAGGAGTAAGGTATCCTAAAGATATTAATTCCTTTGTAGTCGTTACAGAAACTATATCTTGATATGTTTCTCCTAATTGAGTTTGTGTCCCAGTTCTCACACAGGTAGCAGAAACACCCACAATCCATACATCTTCTCTTAGGTATGGGAGTATAGCATCGTATTCACACCTGTGAGCTTCATCTATGATCAAAAAATCTATAGTCTTCATCCATTCCTTAACACTTTCAAACTTATTAATCCTGGATTGTAGTGTTTTTGTCATAGCACAATAAATCATAGAATCCTGCATATTCTTCATATGTGGATTTATTCTAAAAACAGATTGTCCTAAAATATTAATTTTACTTACATTCTGTTTAAATATCTCCTCTCTATGAGTTAATACAAGAGTTCTATGATTTTTTGCAGCAGCCCTTATAGCCATATCTGCAATACAATAACTTTTCCCTCCACCCTGTGACAAATAGCCTAGTACGTGTGTATTTCCTTTTGCCATAGATGCAAGTATAGCATCATTAAACCTTGTCTGGTACGGATATAACATCTTCTTTTTTCTTTAGTTTTAAATACAAAAAAGTCATTTTAATAATATCTCCATATTTTTTATACCATAATTTAATGAAGGAAAAAACAGACATCCTATACAATCTACCTACAAGTTCTTTTGCCTCATCAGACAATATATGAATTTCCTTATATGATATTAAATCGGAAACTATCTCATCAGTTGTAACTATTGTTTTTTTACCATTCTCTAATAAAAAATCCACATTGTTTTTCATTGCACAAAGTGGGATTATAATTTCTTCTCTATAAGCGTGTGCTATTTCATTCATACTCAATTTCTTTTACTGTTATAAAGAAAATATTTTCTCTATCAATGTCCGATTTCCAGTTTTGCAACATTTTACTAAAAATAAAAGACATTGATCTTCCATATAACATCATTGACAGTGTCTCTGCTATTGGTGATTTAATAGCTATCACTGTTTTCGCCATTAACTTTACTTGCTTAGGTGGGTTATCTATCGTGGATATGATCGCTCCAATAGGCACATCTACCAACCATGCATTCTTATATAAACCAAAAGGGACTAACATCCCTTTTAGTTTTGGTTCAAATAATTTAGATTCAACTATGTGTAGATCCATCTTTTTTAGTTTTGTATTCATAAATTCCATTTCTAATTAAAGTGCATACATAAAATATAGACGGTTTTGTTTTTGTAGCAACTCTATTGTCATGAATAACGCTTAACTCATATTTCAATTTGTCTGCCATTTTAAACGTATTCAACTTTTTTTTCATACCTATACGGGTGTGGGTTGAACATCTGTCATCTAACTTAGACAGATTTTCTGCATCAAATTTTGAATAGGATTTACCATCTAATAAACCTTGTCTGTATGAATGTTCTGCTGCTACACATATACTTACTTTGTTCTTATTCATAGTCGATGAATATAATACGGTATTGCGTAATCTATTTGCATCTATCTTAGAACAAACCATACATATGTAATCGCAATATAATTTATTACTCATTGCTTTACTGTCAGGCAAAAAACGAAACGTATTATAATTATCTTCTCTTTTTGCACATTCATCAATCTCACCTGCATCTCCGGATGTTGCTGCATCAAGAACTCCTTTCCTGTACATATACTCACACATCCGGATTAAGTCTAATACTATAGCGTAATTATTCCACATACTAAGCCTTTTTATTAAAGAATACTTCACCACCTTCTACGATAATTTCGTCATCACCGATTTCTTTTTTATCGTAATCATCAGTTCTTGAAGTAATCAATTGAATGTCTAACTTCTCACACATACTATTTAAAACTTCCAATCCCTTGTTTGTGAAAGCTACGTCATCAACGATGGCTAATCTCAATGCTTTTGGTTTTAAGTTCAATCTCGCTGCCTGCAATAAAACACCTATTGCTGCTCTCTGGAATGAAGAATATTGAAATAAATACTGCATTCTTATCTTCTTGTCTCCGGGATGGAAGAAATCAATGTCATAAGACCCGTCATATTGAATCCATACTTCTATCCTTCCTGATTCTGTTTCTACAGGGACTATGTGCATTCCTTCTACTCCACAATCAATTTTCTGATACATTGCACGAAGAACATCTATAAGTTTCTCATATTTATGTTGTGCTTCAATCCATGATTGCCACAAATCAAATCTATCACAAAGTGCGTTTATTTTTATAGCAGATTTCTTTTCTGTATCAAGTTTGGATATTTCTGCATCTATTTTTGTGGTATCTATGACACCTTTTTCAGGTAAATCTAAAGGAGTTTTTTCTAATTTCAAATAGTCAGCAGATCTTTTGGTTAAGTTAGCTGCAAGGGTTTTGTCTGGAAGGGCTATAATGGGAAGCATACAGTTATATTCAGCCATTTGCTCTTTTCTATCTTTATTTATAAGAATGTTTATTTCTGTTCGGCTTTCTACACTAATTATTTCTTCTACTAAGGTATATAATTCTTTATAGCGTGCACTAAGTTCTATTTCTTTTTTAGAAAAATAGTCATACTCCTTCCTAAGCTTGTCATAATCAGCCTGTTTCTTATCATTATCATCTCTGATTTTTTCCCTTATATCTATTACATCATCCTTAATAACTTGTAACTGCTTTTCCCTCTCTGCTTTTATTTTCGCAACAGCTAATTCATAAGCGGTATCCGAACCATTAACAATTCTGTCAAGTTCGATTCTTTTTTGAGTTATCTTTTCATTAATGGCAACGACATCCTGTCTGCGTAATGCAGCCAACATGGTTTCATCTAACCCTTCTTCTTTAAATCTTTCAAGGTAACTCCCCGAACCCTGACACATAGTTCTACAGGCATCTCTATGTTTTTTAGCAGCCAATATGTCTGCTACAACTTTATCTGCCCCAAGTTCTTCTAATTCAGGTTTATAGAGCTTTTCTATTAACTGCCTATGGGTTGTTTGATTTTCTGAAAATAAAGCTGCCATATTGAATGTTAATTCCGTGGTCAGCATTTCAACATACTTACCGGCTGTAGCGGCTACTCCATCAATAAGTGGCTGGTATTGCTTACCATCTGCATCTTTTGCATACAGATATGTTTCAAATTTATTTTCACCCTTCTTTCCTCCTTTTTGATACTGAGTAACTTTAGCTCCGGCATATATTTTAATATCACCATCCAAAAGGAGGACTTCTGATAAATAGCCATTTTCAAGGATGTCCTTTTTCTTTATTGCAGCTACTCCGGCGGTTGCAGTTTGCAACATTTCAAGTAATGTACTCTTTCCGTTTCCAGATTCTCCTACTAATTGTATCAACTTCTTAGACATGATGTCCGGTGTTAATACTACTGCTTTGATAATGTTGTGATTCTCTGCTCTAAAGCTCAGAATTTTTACTTTTTTTTGTTCCATTTTTGTTTGTTTTATAATAATCATTAATATCACTTAAATCCAATCCTAATTTCAAATACTCATCTGCCTGAACAACTCTATTGTAAACATCATCCAGATAACTTCCGAACTCTTTACGAGAATACTCAAAAATCAATCCTCTGCGTGGGTCTAATGGAGAATCCATGTCAAATTCATTATCATCTGATTGAGGTAAATACTTAACCAAATATATTGTATTTACATTTGGGAAACGGATTAATTGTCCTGCCATCTGTCCACGATGCTCTGTAAATACGTCTATTCTCTTCTTTTCAAAAGGGACTGTATCAGAAAATAACCAATACTTTTTTGTACCCACGACACACTTTATTTCAGCCAATGCTTTTATGTCCGGGATAAGCTCGTCATGGTTTGTTATCTCATGTACTTCATTATACATTCTTTCAATAGTATATTGCATAACATATCCATCAGGACTTACGCCATAACCAATCTCCGGAATAGTTGCAAATATCTTCTCTGTAAAGTCTACATCACAATGCAGAACATCCCAATCGGTATTTTCTCGTAACCATGCGATTACATATGGTTCATTTTCTACACCAATCGTCATTGATCTTGCAGTCACAGTATCGGAAGGGATTTTGTTTTTCCTTTGGTATTGTATCTCATATAGATAAGAAATATTCCCTACTGTCCATTTTCCGGAAGCTGACATCAATTTGTCAATAGAAGATGCGGACATCATCCCTATTTTATTTTGCTTCCATCTGTATTCTTTTTCAGTCATTGTTTTTTGTTAATAAATTTCAGTTTCATTCATAAATATATCTATACTAACTATTTTTTGATGCGAAGATGCTTTTGTTATCTTAACGAGTTTTACATCTACATTATCAGGTAAATTATTTACCCACCCTTTAAACTCTTTTGCTTTCATTTTAAATACCCCTTCTTAATAAATTCTCTATACATAGGATCAGCGATAATAGAAGCATCAGGATGTGGTCTGCCAGTTTTAGCGATAGTACTTACTCTTTGGTCAAAGAAATGTTTCCAGTCGCTCACAAATGCTGTGTGCATTAATTCTGTGTTCGTATCTAATGGCAATACTACTCTTGCCTGTTCTGCTTTTCTTCCTAATCTGATTAGATTGTTATAGCAATAGATACTCACTAAGCTGGAAAATAGCCAATAATCTATGTCTGTCCAATCTCCATCATCACCTTCCATTAAATCTTGACACAGGGCGATTAACATTTCCTTAGTGGATGTTTTGCACAATTCTTTATCATAATGGACACTATTCTTTACCCACGTAGGTTCATTAATAGCAACATCTCCTCCAAATTTACCATCAGTAAAATTACAATATCTGGTAGATTGCTCAGAAACAGAATCTTTTCTGTACCTATTGTATTCTCTTGATATTGCAATCTGTGTACTAAACTTAACGGATACTCTTTTCTCGTGATATTTGGTGGGCTCACATTGAAATTGCAAATCATCTAACCAATCATTTTCACGTAAAACTGCATAGTTTGTGGTGATAAACACTTTATCTTCAACAATGATTGTTTTAGAATAATGATTCCATCTATACTCTCCTTTTAATCTATGGAAAAAGTCATGATTGTTAACTTTTAAATACACAGTTCCATGTTCCAACGGAGAGGTATGCTGTTTCTTAACTAACTTCTCAACAAAGATTTTAGCACTATCCTCCTTAGCTTCGGAAGCATAACAAAGTCTTCCTGCTTTTTCAATTATCTCGTAAATACCTTCTATTCCAGGATTTTGTTTTATTATTTCAAAAGTTGGTTCTTTTATTTTCATTTTTCTGGTTTATAAAATGGAATATTTGGGATATTGTAAATCTTTCTTGCTTCGATTAAATCTCTGTGATTTGCTATACGATATTTACCATCTTCACACAATACTGTTTTTACTTTGAAGAATTTAGGGAAGAAATTATTGTAGTGGTCTTCTTTTATTTCTACAAAATACGGGACATCATAAGGTTTATGTTTTCCATTTTCATCAAGCATTGCCCCAGCAATGAAAGATTTGTAATATCCGTTTTTTTCTTTTGTTCTGAGAATCTTACTGTATTTTTTACAAGTAGTCATATCAGCAACAGGATTCGCCCATAAATCAAGTCTATTTGGATCAACGCAAATATTACCATAAGGTAAATCATTGAGCAAATTACCCAATCCTTTTAAACTCAATCCCATTCTTCTTGCTAAATGCAAAATTATAGAAGCTCCTTTTCCAAGTTCGTTATTTTCAGTGATTCCCAGAAACCAATAAATTATTTTTATTTTATTTTTTAATTTCATCTTTATATTTTTTAAGTGTTTCCATCATGTCATCAGGTATAACATAAAAGTTCTCTAATTCAGCGATAGTGTGGTCTTTTATGTATTTCTTAGCACTCTCCATTTTATCTTCTGTTAGTGGAGTTTTTGAAGATTCTACTTTTTTAGGTTTTGGTTGTGGCTGTGTCGCTGGTATTTTTGAGATTCTTAAACCCATCATATTTCCACCATCTTGAATATCTCTTGTCTCTTCCTGAGTTAATCTTACAGGAAAATCTTTGACAAGATTAATGTACGGTGTTTTTGCTAACTTGCCTATTCTCTTCCTGTTAGTAGCATTTAAGATTATAGGTAGTTTGGTGTATGGGTTTGACTTAAAATACGCCACCCAAGTATTAGTTTCTTTTCTACCTGATACAAATTCTTCTTCTTTGTACTCTATATGGTCAATAACAATATAAGGTATGTCTTTACCATTTGGCAACATTTCACACCCCGCATGAGTTAATTTACCACCTGTTCTGTAATGTATTCCTTTTTCTGTCATGGTTTTATTTTTTAATATAATATTTATGTTTCCCAATAATTACTGTTTCCCATATGTCTCCATTTGAGAGGTCTTTTTGTTTCTTGCCTCGTGAGAAATTTTCTGATGTTCCATAGGATTCAATGTCAGTGAGTTTGCCTTCACTGACAAGCCTTTTAAACTCTTCGATAAAATCTACTCTTTCCATTTTTTACTTTTTTAACGATTCATACCAATCTCTCATTTCTATATCATCTCGCAATGTACTTTTCCCTTCTCCGCACATTTCTGTTAATAGAATTGATTTTTCAGCTACAACTTTTGGACTTAATGTTATAGTTTTAAGAATGTTTTTAGGTTTTGCCTCAAACTTTTCCATCTTGTTTCCCTTTTAGTTTTTCCAACTCATCAACAGATTCTTCTGTTTTTTCTGATAACACTTTTTCCTCAGCCAAAACAACCTTATCCTCTTTTTTAGATACTTTTGGAGTTTTGGGATTCATTTTTGCATCAACGGCTTTGTACAACATATCTGCTATGCCAACATCTTTTAACACCATTCGTGACATATGCGCCATCCTAGCGAGATAATCAATAGCTTTAAAATCTTTTTTCTCTGCTAAATAAGAGAAAAGCCCACATTCATAGCTACCCGTTGCGAATAATATCGCCCAATCTTTACCATAAGACTTCATTCTCAGTCCATCACAATCAATTGATACATTGATTATTTTCTCTTTTCCACGAGTTAAATCGTGATTAAACCGTTTCTTTTTCATATATTTGTTTTTAAATTATAAAGCCAAAAGTAATATATTATTAATTACTACGCAAATAAAAAGTAATATATTATTAATTATTTTTAATAATAATAAAATGAAAATGAAAGGATACCTATCTAAACCTTTATGGATTAGACGATTGCCTAATCCACAAAGCAAACCTGTAGAGGCTACTAATAGTTCTATGACAGGAACGATGTCTCTTGATAGTTTTAATTGTATGGGTTTTACGCAATCCAATTTTGCAGATGAATTAAATCCCACTAGTCATAAAATAAATTGTGCAGAATATCGGTCATATAGAAAGAAGTGGAAAACGAACAAAGAAACACAAAAAGTTGAATTTGATGGATGGGAAGATGTAGTTCGTACTCCGTTTGGACTACAGATGGGAATATTAAGACATAAAGTAAAACATACTTTTGGCAATGATATTCAGTTTTCGTCAGAAGGCGACGAAAAGGATGATGAACTTGTGGCAAAGTTTAGTTCGCAATGGAGTATCTCTGGAATGACCGATGCCTTAAATGTGTGGGGTACATCAGCATTCAGCACAGGAGATGCTGCCATGTATCTATATATAAAAAATAAACAAATAGAATATAAGGTTTTTTCATATAGTGATGGCGATGTATTTAATATGACTAAAGACGAGAATGGCGAAGATCTTTTTATACGTTTGTTTGCTGTTAATGGAATTACTTTTATAGAAACATATGGATCGACAGATGTAAAATTATGGGTGGAAGATAGGATAAGGAAAGAAGGTGATCCATCAAGAAATTTTGAGAGGACTGTAAAATCATTAGGTGGGAATATACAGGGCAAAAAAAATGATGATGGATATATAGAACTAAAATCAGACCAGCATGGATTGAAACATTGTCCAGTTATATATCATAGAGAGAAGGATGTATGCTGGGGATTAGGACAACCTATTATGGACAACATTGATAAAATATTATCTGACTTAGGTGAGAATAATAAATACTATGCTTATCAGATATTATTTTTAACAGGTGGTGTCATAAATCTTCCCGCAGCAGAAGGAATGGGTAAAGTTCTTGGATCAAAAACAGATAAAGGTGATGCTAAAATACTGGAACCTGCTGATGCGAGTAATACATTTACTATTGAACTTGAAAAGAACCTTGACTTATTGTGGGAAACTGTAGGAATAATCAACCTTGAACCTAAAGACATGAGTGGTGGTGATTATTCCGGATCTTTCATTAGAAATTTATATTGGAGAGAAACACAATGGTCTACAAATAAAATAGCAGAAATGAGACCTGCATTAAGAGCTATCGTAATGCAGTTCAAAGAACTGGTAGGGATAATCGAAGGTAATATTCTCGGATATGACAGTATGAAAATGTCCTTTAAATTAGAACCATGTATTCCTAAAAACGTTTACGAAGAAGTTCAAACTGTGGTTCTTGCTGCACAGGCGAAAGTAAAATCTATCAAAACAGCTTCGGGTGAGATAACTTCCAATAATGCACACGAATACGAAAGAATACAGGCAGAAGCAAAAGATGCTGCTGATGCTGAGGCTAAAATAACCGCTGATGCCGCTGATGCTGCTGCAAATACAACTGAAACAACTACAAAATGAAATTATCGAAAACAAACAGAGACGTAGCTAAAATGGAAGTACAGGCTCCAAAAGCTCCTATTGTCTCTAAAACAAAACCATCAATTTTTGTCTGTATATTTAACTATAATAAAAACGAAAATGCTTTAAGGTGGCAGAATTTACTTAAAAAAGATTTCCATGTCGTGATATTTGATTCAGGGTCTGATAAACCTTGTCCTATGGCTATTAGTTATGAGAATATCTATTATGGTGGAATGTTTAATGAAGCTATAAAGAAATCTACTCATTACGATTGGTGCTGCATTATTACTTCTGATGTATTGATAAATGACAACAATGCGACAAGGTTAATTGGAATGATGAAAAACGTTGCTAATATGCCTGCCGTGGGTAACTATCAGCCATCATGTGACGTTAAAGGTAGATCTCATTCATTTGGATATAATAAGCGCACAGGAACGCTAAGAACAGTTCCTTATATGGAAGGATGGTTCCAGATGTTTAGAACGAAATTGGGATTTAATCTTCCATTAGATATAAATAGAATAGGTTGGGGTACAGATATGTATCTTTGTAAAAAAGCATTGGCAGCTAAATTGGTCAATGTGGTTGATGATACTATTGTAGTTTTCCACCCAAAAGAATCAGGTTTTGATAACAATATAGCTAAACAGCAAATGGACAAATGGACTACTACATTACCTGACTGGGAAAATAAAATAAAAATAGGCATGGCTATTAACGTCTTTGAAGGCTCCGAACACATAAGCGATATAATCAGCGAAATACGGAGCCTTGTAGACGTGGTAGTCGTGCTTTTTCAAAAAGAAAGTTATACAGGATTGTCTGCTGATGAAGAAGATATATCTCAAATAAAGCTATTAAAAGAAAAAGGACTTGTTGATGATATTGTAGAGTTCAATAGAATACCTTATATGAATGCACGTGAACAAGAAACTATTAAACGTAACCAAGGAATGGCTTATCTCGAAACTAAGGGATGCGATTATTCTATTATTATTGATTCTGATGAATTTTATGATAAAAGCGAATTTGCAGGAGCCAAAGAATATGTCCGCAAATATCTTCCTGATGCAACCTATTGTTACTACACTAATTTCTATAAAGATAAACAACATATACTTGTAGATGATTGTTATAATGTTCAACGAGGTGTTCCATTTCTTTGTAGATCAGGATTGAGGTTTAAATTCAATATGAGATTAAATATACCTTCTGATGCTACACGTAGGATTGATTCTAATGGCATAATGTTTCTTCCAAAACAAGCTATTCAGATGTATCATTTATCATGGGTAAGAAAAGACATTCATAAAAAAATGAGGTCTTGGTCTTCCTCTGCATGGTTTACTGATGACGAGAAAAAAGCTATGATAAAATCATGGGAAACGTTTGATGGTACACAGGAATATGTAACCGTTCCACATAAAATATGTAATAATAAAGTAAAAGTTGTGAAAATAAATCAATAATTATTTGTTATTTGTTATTTTTGTTTTACATTTGTAAAAATAAATAATAAATAATTATGAAAAAGCAAAGAACAGCATCAGAATTTAAAAAAGCAGTAGAACTATATGGTATAAAAAGATGGCACATACATTTCTGCTGTCTTTGTGGGTATGATTGTGGATATAGGTTTATAGATGGGAAAGTTTTTTATGACAATGGATGTGATTGTGGATGGATTAATCCTAAGCCTAAATTACACGAAAGGACATGGGAGGATGTGGCTTACCAATATAACATACAAGATGATGAAAAAGTAATAGCAACAATGGATAAATTCTTTGGGTTTGGGATTAATAAATAAATAACAAATAATTATGGAGCAAATAAAACTAAAAGACAGATTTACAGAGGATTTTTTTGAAGAATTTCAGTATGACCCATTATTCAGAAGTGTTTTTAACGCACTACGTATGGGTGCATCTCCTTATAGGGTTATAGAAAATTTATGCAAAGGCATGAAAGAAACAACAAATACCCTTAGAGAGGTTATTGAAAATACCCCCAAAAAAGTAATAGTAACAACTGAGGCATTTGAAAGACTAAAAAAGGAAGCTGAAAAATGAAAATCATAAAACAAATATTAGAATTTATATTTGAGTCTATAGCTGCTATCTTCTTTTTTATGATGGTTATTATATGTATAGGTATAGTAACATTATTAGGGGTTCATATTGCAGGAGGAGCAATAGGTCTTGTGTATTTTGGTATTAAATATTTAATTAAAATGTTATGAATAAATGTAAATGGAGTATTTTCAAATTTGGATATTATTTTCAATATACAGAAGATAATAAGTTTCAAATATTAGGCAAAAACGAAGAAGGACAATGGACAGATAAATTGATATACAGGAATAGTATTGATCCTCAGCCTTTAACCTTGCATAATATCATTGCAGTTTCGTTATGTTTTTTATTCGGACACAAAATAAGCAAATATACAGATTCAGGTGCACATATCTGTGAAAGATGTCGTGCGCATGAAGGTTATGACACAGAAAACAATAGTGGCAAGTGGGATAATGCAGGTTATTTATTACAGCCATACTATTGGTTAATACGGAAATATGAGGATATAGTTTTTAAAATAAAAGATAAGAATAAACTTCCTTTTTAAATAAATAGTTATGAAACAAAGTATAAAAATAGAACAAGAAATTTTTTATGCTTTTTTAAAAAAACATAGAGCCTACAGAAGATGGAAGAGACTAAATGAATTAAATGTTAATAGTATAGAATCTGTTAATATACACAATTATGTTTCTTCAACAATTAACTGGTCAAGTGAAAACGTAATGTTTTGGAAAAAATTAGATGATGAGTGGGAAAATTTTTTGAAATCCATAAAGGAGAAAATTTAGATAAACAATGATAATTATGAAACAATTAGAATTATTAGAACAAGAATTAGCGATGGTGCAAGAGAACATCATCAGAGTTAAAGAGTATGTGAAAGAGCAAAAGTACTTAGATGAAATAAGTAAAAGTAATTATAAGACTTACAGGTATAATTCACTTGTAGTTGGGGAGTTAAAACACAGACTGACTGCTTTGAAACAAAGAATTACGTTGGTGGGGAAAATTTCTACTCATGGATTATTTGAATAATTATGAAACCCAACGACCCGATTCACGACATCAAGGGTATGTTTGTATCCCACAAATGTGGTATGCACAACGAAAACGAATTGATTATTAATGAGGATACTTATAGTTTAATACTCAAAAAAATCAATTGCAAAAGAGATAAAGAGTTAATGGACAAATACAATAATAAATATCCAGACTGCAAAATAGATAGAATAATTATTATAAAATAACAAATTATGGATTTATTAGAAGACGAAGAAGAAAGAGTAGCCGCATACAAAGAAGGTTATAAAAAGGGTTTTGCTTTAGCTACTAAAATGTACGTTACCTTAATCGAAGCATTTAAAAAAAGTGTCATAGTAACTAATGAAAAAATACAAAACAACAATTCATGAACACAATAACCAAATTCAGAAACATCCATAAAGGAGCTACAATAATAGTATTAGGCTCCGGTACGAGCTTAGATTTTTACAATAACTTCAATTTTTCTGACATAAAAACAATCGGAGTAAACATGATGTCAGAATTAATCCCTTGTGACTATGTCATTTTACATCATCATTCAATACTTAAAAGAGTTCAGGAGAAAGGTAATTATAAACATCTGTTTGTGAGTTTACACGACATCTGTCTTAATTCAAACGAAATAGTTCCAGACAGTGATGATTATTTTATTTACAACCATTGTAATCAAACTTTTGGTGCTACTAATTTTATGCCATTTGACGAACGATTTAGAAAAGTATATCCAAATTGCATTTTAACAGGCGGAAACACAGTAATAAACGCAATAGGATTAGCAGTTTACATGGGAGCAAAAAACATATTATTAGCAGGTTGTGATGGTGGTGGTATTAATGGTAGGTCAAATGTCAAAGATTATTATCAAGAAGATAAACTTACTGTCAAAAAACAGATAAGGCATTCTGTAAGTTCTTTAGCTATGAATATGCAGATAAGATGTGAGCTACAAAAGATAGGCGTAAACCTAATGTCGTTAAGTCCATTTCTTGATTTTGATTTGGAAGGGAATAAGTTTTCTTCATTTAAGGATGAAGATAAAGATGAGTATTTTAGGAATATGTATGAAAAATATAAAATTAGAGAATGCTAAAAATAATCTCAGTAACATATAATCATCTTCATGAACTTGAAGTGTCTATAGGTTCATTCCTATTGCAAACAGACCCTAATTGGGAGCTATTAACCGTCCACGATGGAATAGTTCCAGAAACGGTTAAAACTATTGAATCTCGTTACAAAGATAAGCGTGTAAAATTTACAAACACGACAAAACGTAATGGAAAGTGGGGGCATATAAATAGGAAAATATATCTGAGCAAAATTAAGCCTAACAAAGATGATTGGGTTTTACTCACTAATTCTGATAATTATTACTGTCCTGAATTTGTTGAACAGATGATGAATGTTGCAAAAAGAGAGAAGGCAGGGATAGTTACGTGTGATTGCATTCATAGTCATCTTCATTATAGACATCATCACAGTAGTTTAAAGATTGGTGGAATAGATATGGGTGAATTTATAGTTCGTGCCGACATAGCTGTTAAGATTGGATTTAACCATACAGATTTTGCTGCTGACGGAATGTATGCTGTAGAGTGTGGGAAAGAGTGTGAGAAACAAGGACTACTCATGCACCATATCCCTTTAGCTTTATTTGTACATAATTAAAAAATCAATAATGGATATACTAAACCTATTAAAAGATAAAAAAGAAGTCATTAGTTTTCTTTTACAAACGATAGAATCTAATGCTAAAATGAGTACAGGATTGAGAAGTATGATGCAGAAAAATGTCAGCAATGATGTTAAAACTCAAAAACTCATAGAAGTAGTAGCTAATCAAAGCATACAAATTAAACACCTTTCCCTGTTATTATTAATATATACACAAGGTTCTAACTTTGACAGCGATACAGCAACAATGATGATGAAAATGGGTAGAGGCGAAGAGGCTTTACAACAAATGTTTAAAAATAAAATGGAGGGGTAAATTATGAAAAAACAAGAAAACGCTAAAGACAGAAAGATCAGGAATCAGAGGAAAGAGATTGAGAGACTGAGTGAAGAAAACAAAAAACTAAAGGGTAAGACTTGTATTTTTGATGGTCATACTTTTAATTTAGATTGGGAGATTAATGAGGGTAACACAGCCATAAGTGTTCCAAAAATAGAAGTTGGGTTTGAAGCCTTTTATATCCCCACTAAAGGAATGACAGAAAAATGTAAGAAGGCTATTGAAAAGGCTATTGATGATAACAAAAAAGTTCAGGATAAGGCTGTGTTTACTAATTGTCTTGGAGAAGATTTTACAGAAGGATGGATGGTTAAAAACTTTTATTATTGTGTACGCAAATCAAATTTAAGAGTATATAAACTAAATGGGTTGAGTTATCAATTAAGAGGCAATGAATCTTGGTCTGAGTGCTTTAAGACTGAGGAATCAGCAGAAAAGTGGAAAGAACAATACAAAACTAATAAACTTAAAGATGGGTTTGTGTTTGATGAGGATGAGAAAGAATTTAGAGAATTGGGAATAGAAGAAATATCTTATAAAATAGACAGCCTTAATAGCCTTAATCATATTTATTCTTGTATCCCCAAAGATTCTGTTCTTTATATTAGAACAATAAACGATATTCCTTTTGCTTTATTTTCTAATAGAGACACACAAACACATTGCATATCCGAAGAAGCCTTTATAAGAATAATGAATAATAAAAAATAATATTATGCACGAAATAACGTATCCTTATTTTATAGACGATCTTCCAAAAACAGACGAAAAAACTATAAACAAATACCAACGGTTTATTTCAAAACAAATAAAGGAATACAGCAAAAAGGTTGGTTTTCAGAAAGCCAGACAAGATGCTAATAAAAAATATGGTAAATTTTGGAGAGAAAGACTTGAAGCTAAAAAGATATATAATATTAAAATAAATAATTAAAATCAAAAAAAATGGAAGAAGCAATTAGTGATGAAATTATGGACTTTATTGAATCTAAATTTGAGGATTTAAACGAAGACAGTCAAGAAGAAGTATTAAATATTCTTGAAGGTGAATTATACAAATTAAGGAGTGAATTAGAACCAAAATAAAAAACAATAAAATGAAAAACCTATTAAAAGAAAACGATGTAGCAAAATGCAATTCACAGGAAGAAAGAGAAATGATAATCAATATTGCCTTAAGATTGAATATTGGAGTAGGTGAAGATACTATCGAATCCAAAAAAAACACAAGGTATCCTAATTTAGTTTTTTCCGACAAACATATTTCGGGCTTAATGAGCGGTAATCTTAGTGGATATAAATATCACACTCCCCTCCAATTTATAGCAAAAATGGTAGGGGTTGGTGAAGAAAGAAGCTTAAAAATAGCAAACTTGGAAGACAGGATTAAAGATATGCAGAAAGAGATTGAAGAATTAAAAAAACAATAAACAATGGAAAATTTAACAGACTTATTAGAAACGTTAGCGACAAAGTTAGGAACAACAACAGAGTACTTATGGGGTGTATTAATAAGACAAGCATCTATTAATGCGATGATTAATTTGGTTTATTTTGTGTTTGTATTGCTTGCAGGAGTTGGATTGTATATGTTACATAAAAAGTTCTCAAAAGAAGATGATGATGGCGATAGTATATATAGCGATAGTGATGAAGCAATACCTACCATTATGGTGATCGTAACTATTATATGGATTATTATGTTCTTTGTAGGTTTTTTCTCTTTAGGGAGTGTTTTTTACGGATTTTTTAATCCTGAATACTGGGCGTTAGAAAAAGTTTTAAATGTTTGTAATTAAAATTTGCGTATTAAATAAAAATAACTATATTTACACAATTGTTTTCATAATTGTTAGTTTAGTTTATTAGGAAAGAGAATCCGTTCTGGGTTCTCTTTTTTTAGTACAACCCAATATAATCATTCTCTGTAAATTCTATTTCCTTTTCCTTCCTTGCCCTACCATCGAGTATAAATATTGATCTATATACTATAATATCAGTATAATCCGGAGAATAACCATATCTGGATTTAAACTCTATTTTATTATTATAATAGTATTTATTACCCTTTGTAGTCATCCTGAACACATCTGATTCCTCTTGTAGAATATCTATAAGGTATTTTGGTGTTTTACTTTTGCCATGAGGAAATTGCCTGTATTTATCTATCGTACATGATATTTTACCTGTTTCAAGTAAGAATTGTGTCTTACCCATTAATTGAGATCGTATATTGAAAAATTGCTCTGTAGTCACTGGGTTACCTGCTTCATCAATCTCTTGTATTGGCCTTACGTTTGATGTTATAGCACGACCATTTGTGAAAGCTTTTAAATAAGAACCAACACCTGTAGCATCAAAAGCAAAATTGCCTATCTTAATTCCATATTTATTAAGCATAAATTCAATCCAAGGTGGAAGTTGCTTTAAATCTCCATTAAATAACTCTACTGCTGTTATCGTAAGTTCCTTCCATATCATCAAAGCGCAATTATCTCCACCATCTGCAACATCTAATGTGCCATACATCTCTTCACCTTCCTTGTATGGATTAATCCATATGTTGCTTATCATTTGTTTTGATACAGTAGCCTCACCTTCCGTGTCTTCATTCCAGTTTTCATAGAACAGCTTATTTGTTTCTGTAGAACCTAAATTGAAAACATTGGCTGCATGACCACCCTGTGTAGCTGACATCAATATTCTATTCTCTGTCATCTTACATGGTCTAAATGTTATACTCTTGACCATCATCTCCGGAGTTATGTTTATCGCCTTCATGTCTTCCGGGATAACTATATTACACCTCTTTACTAACTCTTCTCTTGAATCGCCCCAAACTATCTCATGTGGTGTGTTTCCTTTTATGTGACAATATCTTATCTTGCCTAACTTCGCAGGATCAACAACTGCTCTACCGTCTGGTAATTCTTTTAACCACCAATCTATAAGCACCCTTGTAAAATGGTGAGAGTTTGTATTGAATGTCATTATAAACTTACTCTTCATGTGTGAGCTATCTCTATTTCTACTGAGTAAATAGTTTACAATTTTCCAATCATGGTCAGTGGCTTCATCTACAAATATTCGTGAATCCTGAAAGTTCTTGAACTTTTCTTGTGCATCAGATAATCCTTTTTCCGTTGATGCAGAGAAGTTAGCATGAGTAAATGTTATAGATGTTCCCCATTCCGGAAAAGTGAATGTTGGGTTATCACTTCCGGAAAACTCACAACCTGCAAATCCCATATATAATCTTTTTGCATCATCAATGATACCTCCGGCTCCGGATTTTGTTGAAACTAATTGCTTTTTAATTATAAGACAACCATAACCGGGTTGGTCTATTCCATCTAGGGCTGCAAGTAATAATCCTAAGGTCTTACCCCCACCAGGCTGACCACCAAGTAGTTGTATGTCCACATCCTCTGTTATCATTATTTCTTGTAGTCCCGGCTGTGGCATAAAATCTATACCTTTTCTTAGTTCTACACCATCAACTTTTGTCCACCCATCATCACCTACTACACCCAGTTTTCTTTCTACTTTTGGGTATAACTTAGGGAAGTGTGTGTCTATGTTTCTTAGTTTAAGCATTTTATTTGTAAAAATAATGAAAAATATTTGATTATTGTTGATAAATAATATTATATTTGTATATGGAAAATAAAACAGTATCATCGAGTTGTTGCAAATACAAGTGTGATTGCTGCGGGAAAATACTTCCTGTGGCAATTATAAATCTAAAAGGAGAGGTGACATTGTCAGTTTTTTGTAGACATTGTAAATCAACTACGATTATAAATGTCAAAAATTGCGAAGTAGAGCAGAGGTAGCTCGTTAGCTTCATGAGCTAAAGGTCGGTGGTTCAAATCCATCCTTCGCTACAAAGTGTCCAAGAGACCGAAAAAATATAGAGGCTATAAGCCCAGACGTGAGATGAAAAACATCTTATTGTCTGGGCTTTTTATTTTAATTTAAAATTTATAGAAACACTATGAAATTTACAAAAGAACAAGTGATTAAAAACTTGAAAGAACAGTTGTCACAGCAGGGACAAACCCTCACACTTAGTGACAGAACGTTGAGCGAAACATTAGATACACTAATGCCCGTACTTGCTACAGATGATACAGAACTTGCTGATTTCGGAAAGATTGTTTTGCCAATCATAAAAACAACTAACGGAAATCTTATAAAGGAAAAAGCTGATAGCATCAAAGCATGGGAAATTGCTCATCCTACAAAGGAACCAGAAGGTAATACACCTCCTGAAACTCCACCCAGTTTAGACGCAACAACTCTTGCGAAACTTATTTCTGAGGGAATATCAAAAGCGGTAGATCCGTTGAGAGAAGAACTCACAAATATTAAAACAAAAGACAAAAAGGCGCAACTGATTGGACAAGCAAAAGAACTGTTCTTAGCGAAAAAGCCTGATCCTAAATGGAAGTCAGCTTATGAGGATTCCATTGAACTAGTATCCAGAGATATTACAGATCAAGACACTCCGGAAACTATATCTGCCTCCATTGAACAAAGGTTTAATAAGGTAGTATCTATGTCGGGCGCAATGTCCGGATACGTTCCTAATGAAGGTGGAGCTGGTGGTGCAGATCAAACAAAAGCTGCTACTACTTTAGCTGTAAAAACACTTACAGAAGCGGGAATGTTACCAAAAAAAGAATAATTTATTTATCTAAAATTTAAAAAATGAGTTTTAATACTTACGGTAAAATAACTAAGACATATGGAGGGAATACCCCTGTATGGTTAGGAGACGGAGAGATACTACCGGGTGGAGGCTCTTTGGTTGCACAATATGTAATTGAAGACGCATTATATCCAGCAGGAACTCCCGTGTATCTTTCAGGTATGGGTGGAGATTTAACCCCATTGGAAGTTTTTGAAATACAGGCAGATGTTAGCATAGTAGACACTAGTCTTTATATATCTGCTGGTAATTTTGGTACTGTCCCATTGGCAGAAAGTGTTTATGGAGTTTTACCATCATCTGGTACAACTATAGCTTTATCATCTGATGTTTCCACTGTTTCTAGTGTTGATGCTTCTGGTAATTACAAACTAACGTTTACTGCTGGTGCATTTGGTGCTGCTTCTGCCGGAGATTATCTCGTATTTTCTTCTGAGGCTGGTGCATCTAAGCCAATGCTTGCTCCTGTCAATGGATTGTTATACAATGACATTTACTTTGAGGAAGATATAACTGATGCTACTGCAACTGGGGCTGTTAGGGTTTCAGGTCAAATATTGGAAGACCGTATTCCTACTATACCTGCATCCATTAAGGCACTTTTGCCGAAAATAACTTTTATTAAAGAGGAATAGAATATGAATACTTACCCAAAAAATACGTACGATCTCCTTGCCGGTGCGCTTGGAAATAATGGCAATAAAGAATTACAGGGATTTTTGGATGACGTTATGTCACTCAAATACAATTCCCTTGATTTATCGGGATTCCCAATGTCATCTGATATGTTACTTGACTTCACTTATGAACAAGTACAGAAAGAGTTGAAAATGAACGTAATGGCTACTTATGTAGACATTGATTCTCCTGCTATCCCGCTTGCAACAGAGGGATTCTCATTGGAAACAGGTAAAATTCCTAGAATGAAATTAACCGAGTTTTTTAATGAGGATAAAATTCGTAAACAGAAAATCCTTGAACAGAGATTCGGTGCAGGAGCTAACAGAGCAAAACAGGCTGCTGTAAAAGATTTGTTTATCACCGTTGATAAATTGATTGGTGGGCATACAAACTCCTTGACATATCAACGTCATCAAGTTGTTTCTACTGGTGAATTTACACTAAGTTCTACGAATAATCCTCGTGGTATAACTGGTCATAAATTTGCAGCTCATGTTCCTACAGCTAATAAAGAAACATTAGCAGGAAATTATAGATGGTGGACAGCTGTTTCTGCATCAGGTGTTTATTCAAGTGAAGGATCTAGTTGTGACCCTAAACAGGATTTAATTGATATGGTAGATGTTGCTGATGACGCAGGAGTATCTTCTAAACATTTTGAAATTGATAAATTGTATGCTAAGCAGCTTGTTAATCATACTCAGATTAAACAAGCCATTGGTTATTATATTAACCCAGAGGCAACGAGTGACACTGTAGCTAGACAGATTACAACTAATTTATCACTTGATAAGAAGTTGGAAATTCTAGGTCTTGTTGTCGGTGCGCCATTTACTTATGTTGATAGTATAGTTTCTGTAGAGAAATTAGTCAATGGAGTTATTACAAGACCTCAGTTTAGAGCATTTGAAGCTAATTCAATTGTCCTTATCCCTGACGGTAATTTAGGAGAAACATTAACTGTAGAACCTATTACTCTTGCAGGAGGAACTTATGGTACATTCTATGGTGGTCGATTATTAATGACCGTGGATTATGACTATGTTAAAAAATTGCAGGCTTATTATACAGAAATGACCTCATTGGTTGTTCCTGACAAACCTCAATATATGTGGTACTTACATCCATACGCAAAAGCTTAACCTATGGCACTAACAATAGATCAATATTTACAGGTAATTCAGGGAATAACATTCTCAGATACTCAGATAGGAAGAACATTGATGAAAAATGGGATTTCTTCTGGTGTGCCTGCTTCTGATGTTAGTGAGCAATTACGAGATTTGGCAGAAGCTGATATGTTCTATAACGCTTCATTAATGGTAAATGGTGGTGCTTATTCTAAAAAAATAAACAACCGCACAATATCAGAAACGTATGGATCTGTCAGCGATGCCAGAGTATCGTGGTTAAAAATAGCAAATAGCCTTCGTGCAAAATGGAGCCTACCAGCTTATGATTCACAGAACGAGATTTTTGACGCATCAATATTTTGGCAATGAAAGAGACTATAGTAAGAACTCCTTTATTTTTCAACAATAAGGTAATTTCCTTCAACGGGAACCTTCTTATGTTTAATGTGCTTATAAGCTTAAACAATAATGATAGTTTCTTTTATCCTCATACCTGTGCTATTTATAGACACACAGGCGAATTGGATGATAATGGATTGGAAATAACAAAGGGAATTTACTATGGTATCTGTGGTTACGATAACAATTCAAATGGAAGTACATCTTTTCAGGGGATTTCATGGCAAACATCACCATCTATAATAATTCCTGAAACAGATATAAACTTTGAAATAAACGATGTTGCCGTTATTAATCTTGAAAATGAACGTGTGGTTAAGGCTTCTGTAAAACAGCCAGAGGTTCAATTGGAAAAAGAATTTATGGGTACAACATTATGGTTAAAATCAGGAAACGATGAGTAACACAAGTCATAATATGAATGTATTGTCAAAAGCAATGGGAAGAAAACTTGGTGGTTCTGGAAATTCAGAAGGTATCGCTAAAAGTATTTTCACATCCGTTGCGCACGATATGTTCTCTTGGCTTAATTCTCAGTCTTATTATCAGAATAGAACATTCAACTTGTCTGATAGTATTGGTTTCGGAATTTATAATGATGGTTTATTGGTGAAATGGATTTCTAATCGTGGTACGAGTGCTACGACTAATAAAACCTATACTTATCATGGTATAAAACAAACAATAAGTGGACGTAAAATGCTCGAATCAGCCATTAATTATACGTGTGGTGCATTAGGGTTTTATTCTATGAAAGTTTTTTGTGCAGTACCTTATGGTGCATGGGTTGAATTAGGAAAAGGGAATCAACGAAGCGATGGACGTGCAAAAGATGGAGTTGGTTGGTGGAGTGAAGGACTTATTCCTAAAATCAAAACCCGATTTGTTTCAGAATGTAAAAAGAGAAAAATACAAGTAAAGGATTTTAATTATGGTGAATCTTAATGTCAATCCGGCCGGTGACCTTAAAACACTTATTGCTGCATCAATGGATGCTGATTTTGTTATTTACACAAATGGAGGAACGCCAACAGCGGGATTACCAGATGAGTTTATAACAATAGAGCAAAATGGTGGCATAGGTTCAAAGGGCATAAAAAGGAGTACAGCTAATTGTGTGTTAATGGTTAGTATATATAGAAAACTATTATCAACAGAAGCCACAAACTCAGTCCGGGAAGACTTTTTGTTAGCAAAGTTTCAATCTTTATTCAGTAGTCCACTTATTTCTTCTGAGTTCAGCTTTTCCATTGATAAAGAAGCAATGGTTTATAGAGGAAAGAATATTCAAGAAGGGTATTCTACTAGAATTTTAAATGTAAAAGTAAATATTAATTATTAAAAAATAAAATTATGGCAGGAATTACAAAATTAGATCCCAGTGTAGGCTCATGCTTCGTGGGAGATGGCGACTTCGTCATTTTTGATGAGATTGCAGATTTTTCATCTGCAACATTATTAACGCTTGCAAATCCAAAATCTGTGGGTGATGTAGCACAAGATTCCGTTTCCTGGGATGGAGACGATGTAACAGTAACACCTATTAAAAACACGAAAGGAGAGATTATTTGTTCTTATGCTACGGCTGGAACATTTGCATTCTCATTAAATCTCCTTAATTTTAGTAGCGCAGTTCTTAAAAAGTTCATGAAAGGAGAAGCTATAACAGCCGCATTGGATTCTTCTACTGGATGGATTGGAGCTACCGATATTGTAGGAATAGGTGATGACTTACCTGTTATTTATGCTCCTATAGCATGGATTAATCAGGATTTAAACAAAGTTATAATCTTTCCTAAGGCTCAGATAGCTTCATCTCCCGTAAGAGATAGTAACGGTAATCTTATAAAGGTTTCAGTTACAGCTATGAAGGTATCCACAGATGACTTGAAAACATTGATGAGCATCTCTGGTGCAACTGTAGTCTACGAGTAAAGGATTTTTATCTTAATGTGAAAGGTGGGTGATTTCGCCTGCCTTTCTTTTTAAAAAGGAATTGATGATAACAACAAGAGATAATTTAGAATTAGCAAACATAGATGGTAATAAGTCTAAAGAGATTTATCTGGGCGAGAAAAAGATTAGGGTAAAAAGAATGGCTAACAATATAGCAAAAAGACAGGATCGCTATGTTGCCGAAGCAGAGCAATCGTATTCGGAAGACAAAAAGATGTTGATTGTTAATATGTCTAATAACAGAGATTTGATACCAAAGTGTCTTTCACTTATGATATTACATTCTTGGTTTAAGGTAACATTTTTTCATTGGATATATTGGCGATATTTGAGTAATAAATACCCTATGGAAGACTTATCGAAAGCCTTAAAAGATTGCGCAAAATTAAACGATGCGGGTTTTTTTTTCGATTGTATGGGATTCCTACAGGTAAACAATCAGATGATTCAAAAGATGTCGGAGAAAAATATGTACAGTATAGCTCACGACTCTTCACTACAAGCAAATATGAAGTCATCAAAGAAGTCTATGGGAGCATAACCGCCTATTCTCTATATAGATACAATTGGGTTGATTCACTTTTGAAAATATCATTAATACTTGCAGATAGAAGTGGATTAAGGAAAAAAGAAACAGTGCCACCTGACCCAAGTATAATAAGAAAAGACAAATTAAGAGGCAAGAAATTAACTTCCTTCCTTGCTAAATTAGGTATAGGATCAGAAGTAAAAGAAAAGAGAGCTGAAAGAATACGGACTGAAATAAAAGATAAAAGCCATGAGTGAAGAAAAACTAGAATTTGGAATGAACCTTAGTGTTGATTTAGATAACTTTAAAAAAACATGGAAAGAGCAAGAAGCCTCAATACAGGCTGTTATCAACAAATCCGTATTTGGAATAAAATTGGAAGTTGATAAGACATCAATGGATAGTGCTAAAGCTGATGCAAAAGAGGTAGGAAAAGGGTTGTCTGAATCACTCACCGTTGGTAAAAACTCTATAAAAGAAATGCTCACCTCTATTAAAAAAATGAGAGCAGAAGCCTATCGTAATCCATTAACCACGGAAAAAGATTTAGCCGGTATAAATAATTTATTACAATCAGCAAGAAAACTTGAAACAGAAGTTAAAACCATAAAAGCATCCCCTTTAAACTTTAGCGAGATAATGAAAATAGGAGACACTGGTGCGCAAGGCATTCAATTAAAGGCAAGAAAAGCAGAACTGCAAGCCTATTTGGATGTGCAAAAAGAGGGGACAAAGGAAGCTATTAGAGCAAAAGAGGAATTAATAAAAGTTAATGAGCGCATAGCAAATATGCAAGGTAAGGGGGAGAGCTCCTTAAAATCCACAGATGAAGAAAAAAGAACAAACAACATTATCGCTGCTTATAAGAAATTAGAAGCAGAACAGGCAAGTATAATTGCACGAATCAGAGAACGAATAAGTTTAGAAAAAGGATCTGTTATTTCAACTTCAAAGGTTGATGTTTCCACGCAGGGAACTAAACAAGAAATAAATGGATACAATGAACTGACTGCTACAATGAATAAATATAAAAATTCATTGTCTAAAGTAAATCAGGAAAAATTAAAAGCAACAGCTACCGAAAATACTAAGAAACAAACAACTAATTTGCGACAGGAATTAGCTATTCAGGAGAAAATAAAAAACTCCATAGATAGTCAAAATACCAAATTAGCTAATAAAGAAGCATTAATAAAATCAGCAGCAGAAAGTAAAAAAATATCAGACACCGTAGCCGCCTACAAGAAATTAGAAGCAGAACAAACAAAAATAATAGCACAAATCAGAGAGAGGGTAAGTTTGCAGCAAGGAACTGTAGTCTCAACTTCTGGAATAAGCGTTACTTCACAGGGAACAGCTCAGGAAATAGCGGGATATAATCAGCTGTCTGTAGCTATGGCAAAATATAAAGCATCTCTTTCTGAAACAAATCAGGAAAAACTCAAATCCACTGCGACAGACACTTCTCAAAAACAAATTACAAACTTGCAGCAAGAGCTTTCTATTCAGGAGAAAATAAATGTTTCAATTCAAAAACAAGCTACTCAATGGAATAGGTATGCAGCAATATTAGAAAAACCAGAAGCCACTTTAGTTCAGATTAAAAGCAAAATAAATCAAATTGAGAAAATAACTCCTAAGTTGAAAATGGACGCAACTCAGGCTAATAATGCTAAGGTTGTTTTAGATTCCTTACGTCAAAAAATGGTTAGTTTGCAGCCATCTGCTCAATCCTTAAAAGTTCAATTATCTGCATTAGAAGCACAATGGAGTAGATTGTCTATTGCAGAAAGAAAAGGAGCTACAGGAAAACAATTGATAGCTAAATATCAAAATTTAACTAAAGAGGCTGGAAAATTAAAAGGAACATTAAAAAGTGCATCATCAACAATTGATGCAAACACAAACGCATTTAGAAGACAAAGAGGTATGTTAAATGGTATGCCTCAGATGTTAAATTCATATATATCTATACTTGGTGGATTTAGATTAATAAATAGCATAAGACAAACCACAGGACAATTTGAATTACAGAGAGTTGCTCTTGGTGCTATTATTCAAGACACAGAGAAAGCAAATGCTTTATTTGAACAAATAAAAGTAAAAGCTGTAGAATCTCCGTTCATGGTTAAAGATTTGGTAACTTATACCAAGCAATTAGCTGCATTTAGAGTTGAAACTGAAAACTTATTTGAAACCACAAACAGGCTTGCAGATATATCCGCTGGATTAGGTGTTGATATGTCAAGATTGATTTTGGCCTATGGGCAAGTGAAGGCTGCATCGGTGCTTCGTGGGCAGGAATTACGTCAATTTACGGAAGCTGGAATACCTTTGGTTCAGATGCTTGCGGACAAATTCACTATCTTAAATGGTCAGGCAACAACTACTGGAGATGTGTTCAGTATGATATCAAAAAGAGCTGTTCCTTTTAGCATGATAAAGGAAATATTTGAAGATATGACCAACGAAGGTGGCGTGTTTTTCAATATGCAGGAAATTCAGTCTAAAACATTGTTGGGATTATATAATAACTTGTCTGATGCTATTCAGATAATGTTTGACGATATGGGTAGAGCAAACAGAGGTGTGTTAGTTGGGTTTGCCAATGCTGCCCGATACTTAGCTACCAATTGGAGAGGTGTAGCCGTAGCATTAGGTTCTGTGGCTTCTGCTATCATATCCTACAATGTAGTAGCAACTATTGCTGGTGCAAAAACTAAGTTTCTTGAAGAGACAGAAAAATTATTAACTAAGGCTGAATTATTAAACGCAAAAGCTGTAAAATTGCAAACAGCAAACAATATCGCTGCTGCAAAAGCAACAACTGCGGCTGCTGTGGCTACGACTGCGGCTGCTAATGCTAACAATATATTTACAAGAAGCTTTTATAAGTTAAAGGCTGCAATATTAGCAAATCCATATACTGCAATAATAGTAGCTGTTACTACTCTTGCAGGGATAATCTATTCCTTTTCACAGTACGAAAGTAAAGCTACTATAAAAACAAAAGAGCTTAATGCAACTATATCAAGAATGAAAGCTGCTTCTGATACGTCTGTTGTATCTCTTAATGGACTATTGGATAAATTAAAAAATACCACAAAAGGAAGCAAGGAATATGAAGATATTATAAATCAAATAAATAAAAAATCATCTGCTTTTACAGACAATCAATTATCTATTGCTGATTCTTACGATACTGTAGCTGAATCTGTTAAAAAGGTTACAACTGCTATTATGGAGAAAGCAAAAGCAGAGGCTTATTCTGCTGGGGTAACTAAGATTGAACAGGATTTTACGGACACTAGTTCTAAGCTTTATGATAAAGCATTGGGGAGTTTGACTGGTAAAAGAAATGCTATAAAATTAGATGAAAATGAAGCTCGTGTGTTTTTATCTGGAATATCTGATTCTATAAAAAATAGTCCTGAACTTTACAAAACTTCGGAATCTATAGTAGATTTATTATCAAAAGAAATGTCAGCATATGCTAAAAAAAGCGGACAGAAAACTCATGTGTTTGACGTAAATGATCTTTTTTCTTCAGAATTTTCTAAATACGGTAATGTAACCGCATTAGCAGATTTTATAGCAAATAGAGATTCTTCTCTCAAAAAAGGTCTTGGCGACCTAAACAGCAAACTTAATACAACATTCAACACAGGCAACGTAGAAAATTACCAAAAAGAAATCAATGAAGTAGCAAAAACATATGGCGACCTTTTAGCTGTAATAGAAAAGAAGGACTATAGTCAGGAGAAGAGCGGCAAAATGGATGCCGATATCCTCCAAAACAGAGTTGATAAGCTAAATGCGATGATTGCCGTATATAAAAAGTTTGACCAAAAATCTCTAGTTGCAAAAACAAAAGCTGAATTAAACCAGCTTTTAAAGGTTGGTGATGACTGGGAAACATTAGTATTAAAACTTGCAGGTTCAGGTGCAGGAGCTATTTATAAAAAACAGCAAAGCGAGGATTATTTTGGATATGTTGAAAGATTAAAAAAAGAATATAGTGATTTAATTAAACAACAAAAAGAGATAGGTGAATTTACTCCCGATATAGATAAAAATCTGATAAATAACAGATTAAAAGTAGTTGAATCTATTTCTAAAGCACTTGGTGTTTCTTTGACTTCTGGTGGTGGTTCATCAGACAGAATCACACAGCTAAAGGAAGAAATGAAGTATATAGAATCTGCCTATCAGGAATATCAAAAACTATTAAAAACAGAAAGTGCATCATCAGCTCAGAAAGATGTAAAAAATATATATTCTGATAAACGCTACAATTTAGCTTTCTCAGATGAGGATATTGATGCTATGTATGGTAGTATGATTCCAAAGTTCAGAGCATTAGGGAAAGGTGGTTCTAAAGCACTTAGTGATACTATTATAAAACAAAACAAATTCCGGACTACTTCTATTATTGATGGATTTGAGACTAACTTAGATAGGATAGGTAGAGAAATCAGTCAGACAGAAGCAGCGAGAACTCTTTATGATAAGATATTTGGAATAAATGGTAATGCGGATTTAGCAGCAAGCGTAGCAGGTAAAAGTTTGGTGAATAAGAATCTTAAAACCTTGCTGGAGAATCAAGTCAAAGCAACATTTGAAAGTTTAGATATAGCTACTCCTGATTCTATGGATTTAGGCAAATTACAAGAAACTGTGGATTCCTTATTTGCAACACCTGAGAGACAGAGTAAAGCACAGGGAGCTGTGGATAATTTGAAAACGTATATTAACGACACAACTACTGCTACTATAAAATTAAATAACGAACTAAAAAAACTTGAAGGTAAGGGTTTTGATTTAACAGGCGAAGGAGTAGATTTCGATATTTCAAAAGTGGAAAAAAGTAGAACAGAAAGTCTTGCTAAAATCACAGAAGAACAAAAAGGGATGGAAGCGGACACTTTGTCTTTAAAAGAAGCAAATGGTGAAGAATGGTACAATAAAGAAATGGCAAGGATTGCTGCCATATATAAAATTCAAAAAGACAATGTCAATAAACTTTCTAATTTAAAAATAGAAGCTGTCAGAGATGATGCTGCGATGAAATTATCAGCTCTTTATCAAAAAGCATTTGGTAATATTGAAAAATACGGAGTTTCAACATTGAAAAGGCTTCAAGAGGGTATGTCTGATGTAGTAGACACAGCAGAACAAATAAATGCAGGCGGAAAGACGATGATACAAGTATCAATGCCTACTGAGCAACTTGACAAAGATGGTAAGGTTATTACAAAAACAACAACCATGTCTATTGAGGAATTTACTAAATGGAAAAACAAATTAGATGATATTACAAATTCTTTAGAAAAATATAACCCATTTTACACAGCAACGCAAAGTTGGGATACTTTAATGGATGCTTTTAAATCAGACGATAAAGATGCTTTACCTGATGCAGTAAAATCTTTCACAACTGACGCAAAAGCAGCTTCTGACCAAGTTGTGGAATGGGCTGATAATATAAAAACTCTTTTTGGTGAAGATTCTAATATTGGTAGTTCTATTAGTGAAATAGCGAGTATTGTCGATATATCAACTAAATTAGGCTCAGGAATGGGCAAATTTGCCACAGGGGATATAACAGGGGGGATAACTGATTCACTTGCTGCATTGGATTCGGCAGCAGGTATGGCTTCTGCTGATAGAAAAGAACAATTAGAGGACATAAAAGAAGATGTTGATAATTTACAAGACTTAGTAGGTGTTATTGACGATGTAATTGATAAGCAAAAAGAACTTTTAGCCACAATAGCCACTTCTGCTATTAATGACGAAGTTGCTTCAACGACAGCGTTAATAGAAAAACAAGTAGAAGCTGCAAGAAAACAAGGTGTAGAATATCTTAATACTGGAGCTAATATTTCAAACCATTCATTGGGTTATGAATTAGAAGACGATTTAGATGATTACAAAGATAAGATTGAAGCATTAGGAATTAGCTGGGATGCCATAAGAGGGAGTGGAAGAATGGAAGGTTTATTTGACTTAACACCCTCTCAATTATCTGATTTAAAATACGGTATCCCAGAAGCATGGGCAAAATTAGATGATTCAGAAGAGTATATGCTACAAACTATTATAGATAGCGATGATGCCTTACAAGATTTAAGAGATACAGCGGACGAAGCATTGACCGACTTAACATTTGATGATGCAAAAGATTCCTTACAAGACCTCTTAGAAGATACAGACACCACATTGTCAGATATTTCAGATAACATGGAAGAGACTTTTCGTAAAGCTATTGTAAATTCTTTAATGAAAGATGGTGTATCTGATGCACTTCAAGGATGGTATGATGCTTTCTCGAAAGACATGGAAGATGGCGTTCTCGATAATGCAGATGATTTAAAAGCATTATATACAAGTATATGGGCAGATGCAGAAAATAAACGTGATGCAGCATATGAAGCAGCGGGTGTTGATGATTCCTCTTCTTCTTCCCTAACAGGCATAAGCAGAACAGCAGCATCAATAACAGAAGATGAAGCAAAAGAATTGGGAGGTTATATGAATCAAGTGTTGTATTACGAGGTTGCTCAGTATAATATACAAACTGCTATTTTAGAAAAGATGGGCGATAATGATGGAAGTACATTGACAAATTTATATGCGATACAGGCTTCATCTTTGGAATATATAAAAGGAATAAAAACCGATACTGGAAAACTTGTAGATACTATGAATAAATTAGTAATGACTGGTGGTAAATCAATGAATGTAAGGCTTACAAATTAATTAAAATTAAAAAAAATGACAGAATTAGATGTAACACAAATTGGGAAAATACAAAGTATCACAGATACTTCATTAAATAACACGTTCGCTGTTATTTACGATGCTACTACCGGCAATCCCAAAGGTATGGATGTGGCGTTATTAACGGGAATGAATGATGATATTGGCGACAATGCAGATGCGATTTCTGACGAGGTAACTACCAGAGGTAATGCTGACACGTCATTGGCAGATGCGATTTCTGATGAAGTAACCGACAGGAAGGATGCTGATACGTTGCTGGGGAATGCCATTGGTAATAACACCGCAGATATATCGACAAACGCAGCAGATATATTAACAAAAGAACCTTCATTACCTGACACACCAGATGACCCCGAAGAGAAATTCTTAAACGGGAACAGACAATGGTCTGAAATAGCATTAGGAAGTGGCGGTTATGCAGGAAATTTATATTTCACAAACGTGGATTCTGATGTTTCTGGTTATAAAAAACTATCCTATACGAATGACGAAACAGAAACAGAGTTAAGTGCAGTTACGTCATCAAGTTTAGGCGAAGTAATTGCAGAAACGTTCCTTTTTGATGAAGGTATAGGAATTGAAACTATACCCGCAGGAAAATGGAACTTAGCATTATTCAGCAAAGTCTCTGGTACAGCAGGAACAACAAACTTGAAGGCTGAATTGTTTTTATATCATCTTGATGGTACGGAAACTGTTTTAGATTCTCAAACATCAGCGGAAATAAGTACTACTACTTATCCTTATTCTCCACAGGAATTAGAAAGATGGCTTACCCAATACAGTGTATTAACCACTGACAGAATGGGTATAAGATTTTATGCTATCACTACAGCGACACCTTCTATAACTGTTACTACAATTGTAGGTGATGGTAGAAGTGCTTATCTTACAACTCCTTTAGAACTTAGGCATAATCAGTTAAGGGGGCTAAATGAAGATAGTTTGTATCAGCACGTTACTCAGGTTGAAAAAGATGCTATTGGGAGTAATACTGTTGATATTAGTACTCACGTTAATGCTACTGAGGATGCGCATGCGATTGGTGCTATTACAGGGTTGCAAACTAAATTGGATGCACAGGATAGTTCGATAGGCATAAATACTACAAATATTACAACACTCTCAAAATTAGTAAAAGTGTGGGCTACTCAAAATGCAGTTGTTGGATTTATTCGATATAATGGAGATGCTGACCCTGATGCATTAGAAACATATGGAACAACAGATGCATTACATACTTTGCAGTCTCATTTTCATATGGGAGTTATAAAAAATGGTGTTCTAGTCAAACAGTGTAAAGATGGTTATTTAACTGTTTCTAATAATGGAGAAACAATAGCTATTGATGGAAGTGAAGGTGATGTAATGTGCTATACAGATGTTTCTATTTATAAGTTAAATTGTACGACTGATTACAACGGAGAAGAAACTAATTTAATGGCGTTAAGCCTTATCCCTTTTACTTGGCAAGGAAAAACATCTAAAGAAATTAAACCATTTGCATTTAATCCGCAATATACTGTTAATACACAAATAGGTGACGATATAAGGTCTTGTGCTCATTCAGTTTATGATTCTTCAATAAATGGTACTTATGCAGCAGCCACTCCGTTTTTCAATGAAACATATAAAGCAAATGGTGGTGGCTATTTTAACAATGCTATTTCAGGTATTGGTGCAATACAGCAAGCGCAAAATAAGAATGCTGATGCATTAACGAATGATATTTATATGGGAATGTATTATGAATATTACGAGATCATGTGGGCGTTAATGTTTACAGAATTAGGGACACTTACTACTAGTTCATTAGATTCAATAGGAGTTGGATGTACGTTAGCATCACCTGCTACTGAACTTACATTTAATGATACAGCTATTTCTGGAAATACCGGAGTTAAGATAATTGTTAATGGGGCAGAATATTATCTTAATCTTTTTAGTGATCTAAAATTGACGGTAAATAGCACTTCAACTGATTTAATTAAAGGAATAGATGGCGCATATTACACATTTACAGAAATGTTAGAAATGCAAAGGGTCTTAGATAAGATTTCTAAATCCGGATTGATCGCTTTAATTGGAGTTTCTACAAATATTTTTACAGAAGATGCTGGGATAATGACTTTAGCATCCGGGATTAATTTATCAACCGGTGACGGGATGGTCGCAAATCAAAAATATTACGTTGTAAGAAACATACCTAATTGCCAAGGGCTTGCAGATGGTGTTATGACAGCTGTTATTAATACTTACGTTAAACTGACAATTGCGGATGGCGTATGCTTAGATGATGATACTCTACTTACGGGTGGAATAGCAATATTAAAGTTCTCACGACCGATATATATGGGGATGAGTATTTTTGACGGATGCTACAAACAAAGTCAAGGAGCATACTACATTATTCACAATTCGATTACAGGAGAAAAATCGCTTTCTTTTAAGGCTGCAAGTGATGTTAGTAAGGTTCCTGCTTTAAAATCTTTCGGAATAGAATCCTACGAAGCTGACGAAAGTTCATTATGTGAATTAGAGAAGGGGCTAGATAAAGAATTAATATATATAAATTCTCCTGTTAGTACATAT